GGTTGATCCGTACTCAGCAGGTGGTCTCATACAGGGACTACTGGACTACAGCAAGGCTCTCGATCTTTGTAATGCATTGAATGGTTATGAAGTCGCTGAGTGATGTACCGTATTGAACCTTGGTAGCGTCGAGTGTCAGCTTGTACTTAGGGCATCGACTAGTGGCTACCTTGGTAGGGCCGAATTGAAAATGGTTTGCACCCGTGAGGCATATCTCGCGCGCGCGGGCCGCCGGAGGTCCCCCGTGGGGGTGCCGGGAGGCAGCTTCCAGAGGCGCAGGCAGGGCAGGTGGCACCTTGGTTTCCAGCCGGGGCGACAGGCCGCTACCTTGGCCGCAACCGAGTAGGCTACATGCAACAAAGGAGGCACCTAAGTCGCTGCATGATGTACACATAGCACCACTGGTTAGGCCACAGCGCACGCCAGTAGCTACAGTCTCACACTGTGAGACAACATCATCCGACGAGTGGTACTTGACATCCTCCAGACTCCGGGCGGCATCTGTTTGTTGCCACTCAAGCTGTACTGATGTGCTACGTTGGTAGCTACTAGTAGCCTCTATGTGCTGCCTTGGTTGGGTACTAGGTTGCTACCTTGGTTAGCTACTGGTTGCCACTGGTTGCCTGCCCTTGGTTGCGATAGGTAGTCATGGTTAGCTGTAGTCGGTGCATCATGTGGCGCCTTGGCTGCACATAGGTGGCAACCTTGACTGTTACTAGCGGCAATTAGGTTGCATTAGTGGTACAAGGCCGACGAACGGTCATTGACAGGTGTAGCTAGGCTGTAGAGAATGGCGACTCCTAACCGGGACGCAGCGAAGCGGCTAGGAACGCTCTTTAACAACTTGGTCAATATGTCATACATAGGCAGCTTGTCTCACACTGAGAGACTAAGCAGATGACAACATCGAAACTATGGGCCTATTACAATGTCTGGCAGGCTGTAGCCAAGCCATGTGGGTACACTAAGCGAGCAGCGCTAAGGCTGAAAGCTAAAGCACTCATCAGCGAGGACCGCAAGCATGCGTAAACAGCACGTCGAATGGGCTAAGCAACACGACTGGTTCTACTCTGTAGAGGCAGGCAACGCACCGGGAGAGTTCCTAGTGTGGACAAAGGATGGTGATAAGCTGCATCCGTGGCCGTTCTCATCCTACAACGATCTACGCAACTGGGCAGGTTACTAACATGCGGTCATACAGCGTAAACAAGCATCACGACGACACAGACACCGGTAGCATGTGGGGAGACGCTGCATTCATCCTCCTTATGCTGGTCGGTACATTCGCCACTCTAGCGTGGTTCGTGTCATGAGGTTGAGAGAGACATGCATGGGACTAGGCGGCGACTTCGCCAAGGTCTACAGAGACAGCGTATGGAATGAGTTTGTGGTTAAGTTCTACTCTAACGGCGTCAAGCTAAAGGATGCGGACTACCACACAGACACATTGCACGACGCCAAGGGTACAGCGAATAACTGGCTCAACGAACAAGACGATAAAAGACGTAAATAACCGCTTGACAGGCTGCCTAGTGTATGACATATTGACCACCTGCTTAGGCAGACCCGCTCTTTAACAACTTGTAGACGTGATTATCCTTTGACTTGAGATGTATCAGGTCTGCACATTGGTTGCTTACAGTGTGCTTTCCGATACTCCCTCAAATCACATAGGTACAATACACATGAACATCACTAATCAATCTCGCTTCATCCTCGCTCGTGCTGCTCACCTACTGGTTGAGGCGTACAAGCTACAGATAGCGGAATATCAAACTGTGATGCCACTGGCTCTAAGCATTAGCCACGACGCACCAGACAACTACAGCCGACTCAAAGCAGACGCGATGGAAGGCAAGCTAGTTGTAAGCACGTTGCACAACACCTCAAGCATCTATGGTGCAGCGGGTAACTTAACGTTCCGTATCTTTCATGACTACGGACATTTGTTGTACGACGCGCAGTTTGAGACCGGGCAAGAAATACTCCTCGCCAAGACACAGTGGTTAGATGTCAAGCGCTACATTCCTACTGAATGGCTTGATGTCTGCAAAGCTGTATATCTGGCAGATACCGTGGAGCAAAGCGCCTTCGAAGCGCAAGCCGGTCACTTCCCTAAAGATCAGAAAGCATTCGTGCTTGAGTCTCTGGTCATGCACTTGGAATCAGCAGAATGAAGAACATGAACGTAAGGGCACGCTTTCGGCACTGTAAGAGCTGCCAAGCATGCGGCGAGCAAGACCAATCACTAGCCCGGTTCTTTAGCTGTCGGTGCGTGTGGTTGCCAGTAGCATAGGCGTAGACTAGATGCAGCACGTAGGTGGCTGCATCTGTGACTAATCCTAGTCAACTCAAATCAAAGGTAAAGACATCATGACTAACGCAATCATCGAAACCAACGTTATCGAAGCTGGCGCACCTGTAACCCGCATGGATGAACTCGTGTTGGAAATCAGCCAAGCGCTTGAGAACATTCAAAGCGAGTCGGTCAAGGTTGGCATGTTGCTAACCGAGGCTAACAGCGAGTTCAAAGAGCAAGGCAAAAAGGCTAGCGACTTCCTGCAATGGGCGTTCGATAACTTCAGTATCCGCAAGGCACAGGCTTACAAGCTTATGACCGTAGCGGAACATTTTGGTACTGATGACCGGTTCGGCGGTGTATCCATGCGTGTGCTGTATGCATTGGCTACACAGGCAAATGAAGACGAACTAGAGAAAGCGGCAGAACTGGCGGCTAATGGTAGCCTCACAACTACTACGCTTAACCTGCTCCTCAATCCTGAGCCTCTGAAGCCTGTACAACCGCCGATTGATAGCAACAAGAAGGCCGGGGAAACTAGCTTGGAGCAACTGCCAAGCGCACCGGAAACCGCGCCTAGCGGCGTGCTGCAAGCGTCTCCGACGCCTGAGGGTGGCGAGCTGGCCCCGCAAAACATTCAGCCGCCAGCCGCTGACAATGAGGAAGTGATTACACTGCGCAAGCAAGTGGACGACCTTCTGGCTCAACTCAAGGCGCTGACAGACGCACAAGTTCAACACAACAAGCACAGCGCGCCGTCGCTGCCACAGTTTAAGCACAAGCTGCCACACGTTGTACTCGGCATGTCTGAGGATGACGCTAAGTCAGCAACCAAGATCAAAGCGGCTTTCCGTGACTTGATCAAGTGCGGCTATGGTAACGGGCACGAAGCGTTCGAAAAGCTGGTAGCAGCTAAAGACGCTCTTCTGGCTGAATAAGAGCTGTAGACTAGATGCCATCTCCTTAGGTGGCATCTATGACTAACGTTCAACCCTCAAAGGTAATCACCATGCACAGCAAGCTAAACACGCAACGTCTCGCCTTGGCCCAACTTCTTAGAGAGGAAGGGCACAAGGTTTTATTGTTTAAATGGATGTACGGTGCAGGCGCTAGCAGCTTCTCCCGTGTTGAAAAGGAGGACTTGCAGCGACTCGCTAACCGTGTCCGTCACTCCTAAGGTTCTCATATGAATGACATGCAGCAAATCCAGCTTGATTTAGAGGCTAAGATGCACGGGGCAGGGCTTGACCGCTTCGTGCGCAACAATGACCGCGCCGTCAATGGTGGTATGGGGTCCGATACAGACTGGTATCGTCGTCTGACTCGCCAGTTCGTTAAACCGATGGCCGATGGTATCCAAGCATACTTGGACTATTACGAAGGCCGCCGGGGCAAGCCTAGCGCAAGCCTTGTGCATCTGCGCTGCCTGCCTACTGAGGTTTCTAGCTACATCGCAATCAAGACCATTTTCGACGGGCTTACCAATCCCAACCAAACCGCGCAGAACTTGGCGGAGCAGATTGGCAAGCGTATTGAGGATGAAGTTCGTTTCATGAAGCTTGAAGGGGCTGCGCCTCGCTTCATCAAGGCGATTAAAGAAAGCCTCAAGCGTTCATCCTCTCAGAAGTACAGCCACGGGCATGACGTGCTTGTTCATGCTGAAAAGCTGCTGTCTGAGGATAAGACGCGCCAAGACAAGTACGGTGTAGCTGTAGACCGTCACCTGTCATGGTCCGATAACGACGTGTTTAACCTTGGCGGCAAGCTCATTGAGCTATTCGCTAACAACATGCTCATGGATGGCGAGCCGCTGATACAAAAGCGCCTGATCATCCGTAGCGCGACCGACAAAGTTAACGTGATCGAATCCACGCCAGCTATGGATTTGTGGGTTGAAAAGTACAAGGTAGTTGTGGGCGAGATGTCGCCAGCCTTTGCGCCGTGCGTGGTGAAACCCCTTGATTGGACTGGTCCGCGCTTTGGCGGCTGGCACACTGAAAAGATGCGCCGCCAGATGCCATTGGCTAAGTGCAAGTCTCAGGCCGTACTGTCGCGCCTCACACAAAAGCAGATGCCTACTGTGTATCGCGCTGTTAACGCCTTGCAGGCTGTCGAGTGGCGTGTACATCAGCAGATTCTATCTGTAGCCAATGAGGCGCGCTTGCGTGGCCTGCCAGTTGCTATGCCAGCCCGTGAGAAGCTGGAAACCCCACCTTGCCCAGTTCCGTCTATGTTCAACGAACTGCGCGGGGCTGAACTCATGGCCGTGCTGGACGATGACCAGAAAGAAGCCTTTAGGCAGTGGAAGGCAGACGCCGCTAAGACGTACAACGATGAGGCCGAACGTAAGGCCAAGTACCGCGAAGTGGTTGCCACCATCGATCAGGGGATACAGTACAAAGACTTCGACCGTATCCACTTTGTCTATACCCTCGACTTTCGTGGTCGTGTGTACTGCCAGAGCAGCCTGATAAGCCCTCAGGGCGGCGATTTGCAGAAAGCCCTATGCCAGTTCGCTAACGGCATGGCGCTCGGCACAGAGGGCGTGAAGTGGTTTAAAATCCAAGGGGCTAACGTATGGGGTTGGGACAAGAAAACCTTCCCTGAGCGCGTGAGGCTCGTTTCTGAGGGCGATTTTGTCGAGCTGTGCCTAGACATTGCCGCCGACCCTTTGACGTTCACAGACTGGACACAGGCCGATAAGCCGTGGCAATTCTTGGCATGGTGCTTTGAGTACGCCGCGTTTGTCTCACACTGTGAGACTGAGCCTGCCGAGACGTTCATCAGCCGTATTGCCGTGGCTATGGATGGTTCATGCTCTGGAATTCAGCACTATAGCGCCATGCTTCGGGATGAAGTTGGTGGGCGCGAAGTTAACCTAGTGCCGGGTGATGCACCACAGGACATCTATGGCGCTGTAGCCAAGATCGTTGGCCGCTGGATGGAAGACATCAGCGAATTGCAGGAACCTTGCGAGTCCTATACCCGCATGCTTTCCAAGGGCGCGCTAGAGGGTCAGTTCAAGCTGGACCCGTTAGAGGCTCAGATGTTGGCTCGTGCATGGTTGAACATCGGCGTAACCCGTTCGATGACCAAGAAACCGGTAATGACGCTGCCCTATGGTAGCTCTCAGATGACTTGCCGGGAGTCGATTGCACAGTACCTCAACGACCTGCAAAAGAAAGAGAATGACCAAGCGCGGGGCCAGTTCCGCAAGCCTGTACCGGTCCACCCTTTCAACGAAACCAAGGGCAGCATGAGCCGGATGCAAGGCGAGTTGCTTGCAAGTGGTCTGACTTGGGAAGCCATCGGGCATGTGGTTGTTGCGGCTCGTGCTGCAATGCGTTTCATCAAGAAAGTGACCCATGAATGTGGTATCAGGAACCAGCACCTAGAGTGGGTGACTCCTACCGGCTTCATCGTTAATCAGTGCATTTTCGACAGCACTGCGCGACGGGTCAAAACGCAGATGATGGGCGAGACTTTCTTCACCATCCGTGAGGAAACTAAGACCATCTCTGTCAACAAGATGAAGTCGAGTTCTGCACCAAACTTTGTACACAGCATGGATGCAAGCCACTTGTGCATCGCTGTAGACGATTTGGCAGCACATGGCATCACGAGCATTGCAGTGATCCACGACTCTTTCGGTACGCATGCTGGCAATACTGAGCTGCTGCGAAAGTTGCTGATTAATAGCTTCGTTGACATGTACCTGAGCCATGATGTTATCAAAGACTTCTATGAGGCACAGTGCGACAGGATGATGGTTGACCTTGAGCTGGACCTGCCAGCAGTTGGTACGCTGGACTTGGAGACTGTACGCTCAAGCCAATACATTTTCGCGTAATTACTATCAGCCCGTTCAGAGAAATCTGAGCGGGTTTTGTGCATCTGGTCTCACACTGTGAGACTTTTCGGAGAAAACTTTAGGTTGCATTATAGAGTAGAATCCAGTGGCACTGGTTGTATAGTAGTATAAGTAGTGTCCAGTATCCTCAGTGGGAGAGGTAGTGATAGTAGCCCTAGTGGTGCTAGCTCCTTCTCCTTCATTAACCCTCAGTAGGTAATCAATCATGTGTAATTGCTGCCCGTCCCTCCTCAAGTTCGTCTATGCGTTCACCGACCGCTACACTGGTGCGCGCCGTTACCAGCAGCCAGCAGACGCTGTGCTACAGGACGCCAAGTTCTCGCTTAGTGTGTACGGCTGGGCTACCTGTTCCCGTTGTGGTGATGAGCCGGAAGATGACCTAGAGTGGACTACCTATGACGAATTTGTCTCACACCGTGAGACTGTAGAGGACCCGCTTTAAGTAGCATCATAGTAGTACCAACCCAACCCAAATGAACCGAGTATGTACCATGTCCAGAGTAGACGAAAAGATTCCAGCCAAGCGCCACCAGCACGAAGACAAGAAGCACAAGGGTGGCAAACAAGAACGCAACCGGCGTCGCGACATGAAGCGCGTCGGCTGGCAGTCGATTGAGGCGGTATCCTAATGGGCCAGATAGTAAAGAATGAGCCGTGCATTGAGTGCCGCAAGAACGGGCATGACAAGAACGGCGACCACCTGATCCGGTTTGAGGATGGTGGCGGCTACTGTTCCCGTGGTCACTTTCACCAGTCCGGCAAGCCCTACTATGAGCAAGCTGGTACTGCGCTGCCAGTGAGCGAGTTGCCTATTAAGGGTGACATCAAGTACAGCCCCGGTGAGTTCCGCACAATGGAAGCCGAGGGCAAACTCCGTGATCCTATGATCCGGGCTATGGCACTGGGCGGCATGCGTATGGCTGACCGCTGGCAGGTCATGACCGAGGACGAGAAGGTTGCCAAGGCTGAAGAGTGGCAGCGGGAAGTTGAGTGGTTTGGCGAGTTGAAGAAAGGGCACCTAGTGACCCGAGGTATTCACGGCGTCATTGCTGCGCTGTACAACATCCGCGTAGGTCACGACGAAAGCAAGCGTGTGAACCGACACTACTACCCTCGTTATGAGGATGGTGTGATGGTAGGTGCCAAGTGCCGCACGTTGCCTAAGGACTTCAGCTTCGGCCACCTCGGCAAGCTGTTCGGTGACAAGCAAGACCTGTTCGGCATGCACACAACCAAGGCCATCGCTGACAGCGGCCAGAAGCGGAACATCTGCCTACTCGTGGGCGGTGAATGCGACGTGGCAGCAGCACAGCAGATGCTGGTCAAGGAACTGAATGGCCTGCACGATGGCATCGGCTCCCGTCCAAACCTTGAAGGGCTGAAGCTCTTTCATGTCTACGGACCCAACAAGGGCGAGCAGGCTATCGAGGAGTTCATCGCGAACAAAGACTTCCTTAGCACTTTCCGCACCGTGATCACTGCCTTCGATGCAGACGAGACGGGCGAGAAGTTGAACCGGGAAGTCGCCAAGATTCTGCGCGGCTCATGCGTAGTGAAGCGGCTCGTGATGCCCAACGGTTGCAAGGACCCTAACGACTGCCTCAAGGCTGGCCGTGACTCTGAGTTCACCAGCGCGCTGTTCGGTGCTGAGGAGTATCAGGTTAAGGGCAAGCTGAAGCGTGTCGTGGACCTCATCCCGAAAGCGCGTGAGATGGTGAAGATGGGCCTGCCTTACTGGCTCAAGGGTTTCAACCGTGTCACGTTCGGCATCCGCAAGCACTACCTCGCTGTCTGGGGCGCGGGCACTGGCGTCGGCAAGACTGACACCACGATGGCACACGTCAACAACCTGATGAACTTGGGCGAGGACGTTGTGTGCGTCTACCTTGAGAACCAGATTGAGGAGGTTGCCCGTACCTTCGCTGGCATGCTTGTCGGCAAGGACTTTAACAGCCCACCTCAGACTCAGGAGGAGATTGACGAGGGCGCAGTGGTCAACCCTGCACGTCAGTACGACCAGCAGGACTTGGACGAAGCGCTTGAGCTTCTGGCCCAGCAGGACCGGCTTATCATTGCGGACCTCGGCGGCTCCAAGGATGTCGATGCAGTGATGGAAGTCCTACAAGACTCCCTGAGCATGGGCTATACCAACTTCGTGATCGACAACCTGACTGCCTTCGAACACCGCTCTGAGAAGGGCGAGGTAGCGACAGGCGTGAAGGCCATTGACGAGACCATGAAGCGCATCGGTACGTTCAAGGATGAGAACCCGGTCAACATCTTCCTGCTTAGCCACTTGGTCAAGGTAGGCGGTGATAGCCGCATCTCTCACACACACGGCGGTGAGGTATACGAGTCGGACTTCCGTGGCGCTGGCTCTATCACGTTCTGGGCCAATGCGGTCTGGGGCATCGAGCGCAACACGATGGCCGAGGTGTTCCGCCACAAGTGCATCACCCTGTATCGTAACCTCAAGAACCGAGGCATCGGCCACATGGTGGGCACCGTGATCGTGGCAGAGAAGGACATCCGCACCGGCAAGTACACAGAGCTAGAGGGTGTGTATGAGCTGCCAGAGATTAAGAAGAAGGGCGGGCAAGGTGACAACAAGCCGAGCTTCGACCAAGGTGACAACCCAGAGCGCACCAACCGTGACAGCAAGAGCCGAGGCGACAGGTCTGCACCTATCCCCTTGACTGTGCCTAACGAAAGCGGTCTGGACCTGCCATTTGATGTCGAGCCTGAGACCTTCGATTAGTCTCACACTGTTAGACTTTAGGTTGCGTTATAGATGATGCTGGCGCAGGTTGAATGTATCCTGCCCACGGAATGAATGGCCCGCAGCATCATCGCCAATCCCCCAACGGAGTAGAGAACATGTACAGCCAGCAAGCAAAGCAATACCTGACCCAACTCATGAACGGCACCCTGAGCCTGAGCCAACTGGAGGCCATCAATACTGATGAGTCCCGCGAGGCCATCAGCTTCAGTGCCAAGTTGTTCGGTGATGTGACGCAGGAAACACGCACCATCTATGAGGCCATGAAGTCCACCTTCGTGACCAAGATGAAGCGCAGCCCTGCCAACTTCAAGCGACTGAAGGCCAATGGCATCGGCGCAGATGCGGCTATGGCACTGATGGGCAAGAACGTCGAAGTCACCATCGGCTGGGGCTGGCTGAAGGAAGCCAAGCCTTGGCTGAAGATCGTGACGCCGCTGCCTAATGGATGGAACGGCTACCACTTCCCCCTCTCTGCATTCCTACAAAACCGTGATGCCGACCAGTGCCGTCGCATCTTCCAATGGATCAAAGACCGTCAGTAGACCATTGACTCTAGTTGTCTCACAGTGTGAGACAATTAGGGCAAGCAATCCGCTTGGTCCCCAAAGAGTACATGACATGAAACTTATCGCTGACACAATCGTATCCCCTCGTGACGCAGGCGTCCTGTCCCTCAAGGGCAAGGAAGTGATCTATCATCGTGAGGGTGCAAGCCGCCACATGTGGATCGGTCTGGTACACAGCATCAGCATGAATGGCGCGACCATTCTGTACCGCAACGGCGTAACTCAGGCTTACAGCTTGACGTACCTGCGCAACCACTTCGCCCCGGCGCATTGGAAGGACAACCGCCAGACCTACCAGTTGGCGAACAACATGTCCCAGAACTACATCGCCGCTGGCGCACACCTGCGTGCCTATGACATGACGCCGTTCTTCAAGCCTGAAGAAGTGATGCTGTCTGCCAATCAGGCTATCAATGGTGCGAAGGGTCCGATGCACATGGTCCTGAACGAACCCAGTTCTCTGGAGAAGCGCGAGGAAAGCAAGCACCTCTGGTGTGACTTCCACCCAAACCACTACGCACTGCATTGCACCAAGTGTGCCGAGCAGCGTGAAGAGGGTATCAAGCGCACGCCGCACTATGTGGTCGATCGTGAGCCTACCAAGCGCGACCAGTCCATCACTATGGTGGACCCAGCAGATGAGCAGGGCGAGTTCTACGTCTACCGCCCCAAAGGCGACAAGCCGAAGCACAAGCACACATCGTTCGCCAAGGCCACGGCTGAAGCTGCACGAGTTGCTAACCTGTTTCCCGGTGAGAGCATTCAAGTCCTGCGCGTGGCTGCTGTGTACTGTGCCGAGCGCGTTGTAACAACCAAAATGAACGTGGAGGTTAAGTAATGAACAACCATAACCGTACCCTGCTGGCAACTGCCCAGCCTCTCCTGATCCTCCTCGATGAATGCGGCTTCCAAGGTGTTGTATGTGGTGGGTTCGCCCGCGACGTGCAGTACGACAAGAACGCCAAGGACATCGACATCGCCGTTGGTTGTGCTGAACACAGCATCGCTGACCTCTCCGACCTCGTTGACGCAATTGGAGCAAAGCATGGTATCCGTACATACTGGACCGGTGAAGACCGGAAAGTCTCGGGTGTTGATGTCAATACCGACGACCCCCGCAACCCCGATGCAGCCCCCAGCGAGCCGACCGAAGACGATCATCTCGTCCAGCTTGTCGTACAGATTCCCGCCCTTCGGCTGGACATCATCTTCTACAACACCCAGCATGACGCTGCGAACCTTGTAGCGCAGCATGACTGCAACCTCAACCAGTTCGTGATGGCAGGTACGACCCCGGTATTCCTCGGCTCGTTCCACCCGGACAAGCACGGCCTTCGCATCACCAAGGAAGGTCTGCACCCCGGTCGCATCGCGTACATGGAAGAGAAGTGGGAAGCTATGGCACCACCTGCTGAATGGCCGTCAACCTTCGATCTATTTGAATGAAGGTCGGCATACTCTTCCGCTGGGGCAGTGCGTGGGTTGGTGCTCATTACTCGCCGTATAACCGGCGGTGGTGTATCAACCCGTTTCCATTCATCACAATCTGGGTAACGCTCAAAGGAGGCAAGACGCCATGAGCCTTGAACACTATCCGTCAATGCACCCTAAGGGACAGCGCACCATCTCCGGTGTCGGTCGCTTCTGGGTAGTGGACAGCGAGGCAGAGGGCTTGCTCCCTGACTTGCGCTACAACGATCCATCCTGCGTCCATACCATTGTGCTGACGGATGCGTTCACAAAAGAAACCTTCGTGTTCTTCGACCCGTATGAGAAGCGCAATAGCGCCCGCGTCATGCTGGATCAGGAGGACACGCAGGATGGTTACTTGCGTGACGCACTCGATGCGATGATGGAGGCAGAAGCCCTCATCATGCAGAACGGTGTGGGTTATGACCTGTTCCTTCTGGAATTCGTATGGCCGGACGTATGGAAGTGGAACTCCATCGAGCGACGTGGTAAGGACAGGCTGCACGCCTCGTACTTCCCGTTCAAGACGATGGACACCATGCTCATCAGCCAGCTAACGAACCCGGACAGGAAGCCCCCACAGCAAGCGTTCGCTCTGGGCCTCGGCAACATCGGGGCGCACAGCATCGCAGCACACGGTATTCGCATCGGGCGCTTCAAGCCTGAGAACGAGGACTGGTCGCACCTGACTGACCACATGATCCACCGATGCGCCGAGGATACAATCATCGGCCTCGACATGTTCTTCTGGCTTATGCACGGAGACTGGGCCGAGGCAGTGCGGAAGGGAGCCAACCCGGCAACGGGCTTTGGCATCTCGTCTGCGCTTGCGCAAGAGACTCAGGTGGCACTGAACATCACCCGGCAATCGCTGCGTGGTTTCAGGCTGGACATGAAGACTGCGAAGTCTGACTGGGATTTGCTGGGCAGGCAGATGGAGGAGATTGCAGTGGGCATCCGTCCACACATCCCGCCACGCCTGATCACCGAGCCGCTGAAGAAAGCCTACATCGATGCAACCTGCAATGCCTACACCAAGGCGTTCAAGGATGACTCGACGTGGCTGCGCCGTGAGCTTCACAAGCTGCTCATTCGTGACGGCTACCGTGTAGGCAAGCGCGTAACCATGTGGGCTATCACCACGCAGTCAGGTGACTACAGCGCCAACCTCAAGAAAGTCTATCCAGAGATGGTGGGCAACCGGAACGACACCAAGGACCCATTGGTCGATGGCCCGTTCACACCGGTGAGCTTCGAAGAGATTGGCCTCGGCAACCTTGAGTACATGAAAGAACATGTGCTGTACAAGCGTGGCTGGTTGGGCGTCAACTTCTCCGAAGGCGACGAGAAGTTCATGGAGGATTACGAGGAGAACCCTAGCGGTGATCCACCTAAGCCGTGGTCTGGCAAGATCGATGAAGCCTCGCTCAAAGCGTGGGCCGAACGTGAAGGCGAAGTCCCGGCGTTCCTCAAGGACCTCGTGAGCTGGTACGTCTTGCGCTCCCGCCGTAGCCAAATCCTCAACGTAGGGGATATGGAGTATTACGAGCAGCATAAGGAGTGGCCGCGCCAAGCCAACGGACGCCGCGAGTGCCGTGGCCTGATGGCTCGTGCGTTCAGCCGTGAGCATGGGATGGAGGCGCAACACTACTTCACCCAGATGCACGAGTGGCCGCACAGCTACGACGAGGAGTGGCGCGTACCCGCAGCCGCATTCTCGATTGGTACGAACACGTTCCGTATGCGACACAAGTTCGTCGTGAACATCCCATCCCGTGGACTGCACCCGCTCCGACACCTGTTCATTGCAGGTAAGGGCATGCTGATTCTGGGTTGCGATGGTAGTGGTCTGGAGCTGCGCATGTTGGCGCACTTCATGAATGACCCTGCATACATCGACGTGGTTCTGAACGGTGACATCCATGCGTACAACCAGATGCTGGCAGGTCTGACCTCACGCGACATGGCGAAGACGTTTATCTACGCCTTCCTCTATGGCTCTGGCATGAAGAACCTCGCACGAGTATGCGGTATCAGCGAAGCCGAGATGACCCAACGTGTCGAACGCTTCCGCAAGATGCTGCCGTCGCTTACTGGCCTCATCGCCAAGCTGGAAGCCGAGGCCGAGCGCTTTGGCTACCTGCATGCTATCGATGGGCGCTGGGGTCGTGTACGCCGCACCGGCAAGAAGATCAAGGTACACACCGTGCTGAACGTCTTGTTGCAGATGACAGGCTCGCTTACGATGAAGTACAGCAAGTGCCTGAGCGAGAAGCAGATGATGGCGGAGGGTGTTGCCCTCGACCGTCTGGGCTTCCCGCGCTTCGTGGCTGACGTGCATGACGAATACCAGATGGAAGTGCCGGAAGGTGAAGTGATCCAGATGGACTACAAAATCCCCGCCACCAAGGATGCTTGGAAGGAGGAGGAGAAGCGGGTGCTGGTCGATGAGGAGGGACGCATGTGGTCTGCACCTCATAAGGGTGCCACCGATGGCGACCACTTCATCATCACCCGCAAGTACCACCGGGCAGGTGCCATCCTTGCTGAGAACATGACCAAGTGCGGTCGTCTCTTCAAGATGAACATTCCGCTCGCTGGTGAGTACAAGATCGGCAAATCGTGGCACGACACTCACTGACAGCAGCACCTAGGAAAAGTCTCACAGCCTAGGTGCGCTAGTCTCACACCCTGTAGCTTGGTTTAAGTTGCATTATAGATAATATGAAGCGAGGTTCGCATGCTGTACAAACTGGTAATTGCCCTTGCGGCACTGCAACAAAAAGTCGTTGAACGTGCGGTCGCCAAGGAGCTTGAGAAGCTTCATGATGCTGCGCAGAAGATCGACGACGCTGAAGAGCTGGGCGCTGCCCGTGTGAAGTGGGCATACGACCTGTATGTCAAGCTGCACAACCGCGCCGTGCGTATTCACCGTGAGCAGTTGGCTGCATGCAATGCCGAGAAGGCAGCAGCGGCTGATCGCATCACCCATCTTCAATCACTGTAAGGAGCTGTTAATGTCCGAGTTTGACTATGGTGGTGCCGTTGCTGAAACGGTGTCACTCTTCAAGAACCCAACCGTAGGTACACGCAACGCACGCCTCTGGGGCTTGGCCCGCATTGGTACGTTCGCTGAGACGTATCGCAACGGCAAGGTCGCTGAAGTCAAGGCCCCCGCGCCATTCGCAGCAGCCATCTTCCACTTGCTCGGCAAGAACGACAAGTTGGATGACGGTAGCCCGATGTTCTTCGTCAAGATGTTCCCGCTCAAGAAAGGCGACAAGTCCTTCCTGCACAAGACGTTCATCCCAGCAATGGGTGGCATGTCCAAGCACAAGGGTTTCACCACGATGGGCAACCAACTGGTGAGTCTGACCCTCAAGGGCGGCAAGGAACAGAACGACGATGGCACGCCCAAGTTCGTCAACTTCGGCAACATGGCCGAGATTGGCGAGGATACTCTGGAGCTGCTGGAAGGCGCTGCACAGTACGCCCCGCTTGAAGGCGCACCGGGCTTCGTCATGGAAGCCGAACTGTCGGAAGCCATCCTCGACAAGCTGCACCCTGTTCGCGAGTTCGCGGAGATGGTCATGCTGACCGAGGAGTTCAAGGCTGGCACGCACCCGGCGCAAGAGCTGATCCAGAAGATGTATGACGCCGACACCGAGCGCTATACACGGAAGGAGAAGGACGAGAAGGATGATGGCGAAGAGTCCAAGCCGCAGACCCCTGCTGGCAAGGTCGAAGAGCTGTCTGAAGAAGAAGTCTTCGAATGAAGGCCCGTCTTGTTCAAATCCATCTCGCTCTGGCCGTAGCTGCTGTCGCTGGTGCTGCACGTCTGGCGAAGGAAGACGACCTCGAAGTTGTCACCGATCAACAAGCAAGGGAATACACTGGCCCAACCTTCCAAGAAGGTCCGGGTACTGAAGACCTGCATGTTGTTTACCGTGATGACTTCGTGTGCGTCAACTTCCTCGACGAACGCAACCAGCGCGTGAACTACGACTTCCCCGTGCATACGGTGGGTCGAGTCAAAAGAATCGCTTAACTGATCGCGCATAACGTCGCATAGTATCAGTCCAAAGTAGTCTCACACTGTGAGACAGTCCGCTGAAGTCCGTGGTCAACCACAGATCATTCCCGTCTACCGGTAAGCCTGATCCAAGAGTTGCACCGACCGATGCACAAGGCTACAAAGAAAGCGCCCCATGTCACTTCACCGGCCTATGTCTGGTAACTGAACGGGTAGGGCGCTTTACTGTGCAGCCTTTTAAGTTGCATTATAGATAGAGCAAATCCGCTCTGACCAATCCCCAATAGATAGAGAGGTTCTACCATGTCCCAAGTATCCCTGATCGTCAAAGCTTTCCCACAAGTTGTTGCTGGCAAGTTCGTTGACACCTTCGTGGTCATCGATCAAACCTCCGGCGAGCTGATCGGCAAGAAAGCCCACAAGACCGAAGCCGAAGCTCAGGTCGAGCTGGGCAACCTGAAGTTCTTCGCTGAAGGTCTGAACTTCGCACGCGCAGTGGCACCGGCTGGTTCGACCGAGAAAGGTCTGATCGGCAAGGCCAACGTTGTTGCCGCTTACCTGCTCTACAAAGAGCAAGTTGAAGCTGGCACCTTCACCGCTGAAGAAGTGTCGGAAGCTGAAGCTGAAGTTGAAGCCGAAGCCCCGGTTGCTGAAGAAGAAGCCTTCGAAGGCTAAGCTTCTTCTGCGTCCATGCCTCATCCTCTATTGAGGGTGGGGCTTATTTTTGTGCAACCATCAACATCATTATCATGCACTCCTATCATGGAGGTCGTGATGTCCGATGGATTCTACTACGGCGGTGACATAGCCGAGATTGACGAACACTTTAAGGTCTGGCCGACCGAGGGTAACATGATTGCAGTAGTCGATGCTGACTTGCTGCCATATCGAATCGGCCACATCATCGCCGCACATTATCCTTTGATGATCGTGCAGGCTGAGTTCCTAGTAGCCGAGGGTGGTTTCGCCCAGCTATGTGATACGCCCCAGTACACCGAGGCGTGGGAGATGTTGTGCAAGGAGTTGAACACATGGATCACTTCCGCTGGCTGTGATGCTGCTGTGCTTTTCGTTACCGCTAGTGATAGAAACTTCCGTCTGGACATCGCGTTCACCGAAGACTACAAAGGCCAACGCAACCCGGACAAGCCCCCGTTCTTCTATGAACTGAAGGCCGACTTGGTTAGCAGGCTGAACGCCATCGTGTCTGATGGTGAAGAGGCCGATGACCTCATGAGCATCTTCGTACACACCAAGGCCGCTGAGCTGGGTGTTGTGCCGGGGTCCAATGAACATCGCTCGTTCTGCAACACGGTTGTCATCTCTACGGACAAGGACAGCACCATCACTGGTGGCCTGCATCTTGATCCGGGCAAAGGTGTCAAGCGCTTCATCGATAGGTTCGGTACGCTGGAACCTAAGTACAAGCTGAAGGAAGTCAACGACTACGAACAGTGGCCGTTGGTGAATGGTGAACCAGTTAATCCCAAGCTGCACGCCGGACCCTACGATATGTGGGCGAAGGGCGCGAAGGCTGGTCAAGTGAAGACCAAGCGAGTTCTGCTAGGTCGCAAGGAAGTATCGAGCATCGACGACCTTAAAGGTTCCGGTCTCAAGTTCTTCTACGCACAGTTGATCATGGGTGATGCTGCCGACAACTACAAAGGGATTCCCGGTCGTGGTTGCACCTATGCTTACGAACTACTCGATGGCTGCAAGAACGAGGCTGAGCTGTACTACGCTGTGCTGGGTGCTTACAAGGCCCACTATGGCGAAGGCAAGCACATGGCTACCAACTGGCGGGGCGGCACTATGGAACTGACAGCTTACCAGCGCATGCTGGAGCAAGGTCGGCTCGCATGGATGCAGACCAAGAAGGGTGAGATATGGCGCAGTCAGCACTCATGTCCGACAGGAGTTTCCGAACTATGGAACGCATAGCAACTAAAGCCTCGGACCTACCGGGGATAAAGAAGCAGCTTATCCAGAAGCAGAATGGTCTGTGTCCCATCACGGGGCGCAACCTACGTGCGATGACCAGTGCCAACGTGGTGGTTGATCATAACCACCAGACCGGCATCATTCGCGCAGCCCTTCCTCGTGCTATCAATGGCTTGGAAGGGAAGGTCAAGAATCTGTGTATCCGCTGGGGCGGTGCCAAGTCCACGAAGGAAGTCATTGACTTACTGGAAGGGCTGGTCCGCTACTACAAGGAGCATGGTACGCCGCAAACACCGTGGGTTCACCACACCTTTCTCACTCCCACCGAGGCGCGCAACAAAGCTAACGCCGCCGCTCGCAAGAAGAGGGCAACAGCCACAGCGGCCTTGGTAAAGAAATAGGGGCCAACATGTCCAAGATTCGCAGCCGCTTTACTGACGAAGAAGTCAAGGCAGCACTACAACGTTCCAAAGGCAAGGGCATCAAGCCGAACTTCGCCAAGATGGCAACCATCCTTTCTGCCAACACCCACGGCACCATCGTGAGCCGAGAGCTTGCGACGTACTGGGCTAAGCAGTTCGATGAGAAGAAGAAGAACGGCGAGGACTACATGACCCTCACGAAAGCTAACCGCGTGATCAAGAACATGCGGGAGCTGAAGGAGCCTAAGCCTGAGGACTTCCTCGGTTACGATGTAGAGGGCGACACGTCTGTGATCCTCGTGATTCCAGATCAGCACGCACCCTACCACCACCCGGACGCACTGGACTTCCTCATCGAAGTAGCTGCACAGTTCCGTCCGACACTGGTTGTCAACCTCGGTGACGAGACTGACGGCCACGCCATGTCGTTCCATGACAGCGACCCGAACCTCGACAGCGCAGGCCAAGAGCTACGGGAAGCACGCAAGTTCCTGCACCAGTTGGAGCGGGTGTTCCCTAAGCAACTCCTCTGCCACAGCAACCACGGTTCGCTGCTGTATCGCAAAGCCAAGGCGCATGGCATCCCGGTTGAGTACCTTCGTACCTACCGTGAAGTTCTGTTCCCTGAGGGCGGCGGTCTGGGCTGGAGCTGGAACTTCAAGTGGGACGTTCAATTGCCGGACGGTAGCATCTGCACCTTCCAGCATCAGGCGTCGAGCAACAAGCTGGCTATCGCTGCACACCTCGGCGGCAACCTCGTCGTTGGTCATGAGCATGGCAAGTATCAGATCGAGTACGCGCAAGGCCGTAACCGCTACTGGGCTATGGTGTCTGGCTGCCTGATCGACCCGCAACACAAGGCGTTCAGCTACGGTGACAACTTCGCCAACAAGCCACTCCTCGGCTGTTCGGTGATTGTCGATTCCATCCCACGCCTGATTCCCATGCGCCTCAACAGTGAGGGACGCTGGATCGGCAAGCTCTAGGAGTTCCCATGAAAGTCCTTATCATCGGCGGTGCCCGTGCATGCGGTAAGTCCTCGCTCATCCGCCAACTGCTGGCCCAAGGTGAGCTGTCCGCTGACATCCAGTTGGTTGACGAACACCCGATCCAACAGATGGCGTATGCCATGTCCGAGCTGCTGACACCACGCGGCAGCTATGACAAAGTGGTTGCATTAGAGGAGAAGGTACGGAACAGTGAGGGTCACACCTTCATCCACCTCCGTACCGACCCAGCTATTCTGGGCATCCGCTTGCGACAGCGCAGGCTGGCGGGTGACGAGGAGTTCAAGCGCGACCAGCTTATGAACCTCGATGCCTACCTCGACGCCGTGATTCCCCAGTTGTGCAAGCAGCGTGGCATTCGCTACGTGCCAGTACGCTGGGGCAAGGGTGTGTCGATGTTCGACATCCTGCCAACGATCAAACGCATCATGCTTCAGTAACCTTACCCGCTTCGGCGGGACCCCCGACCAAACACAACGAGGTATCACATGTTCATTATCGGAATGCACGGACCCAAGCGCAGTGGCAAAGACTTCGGCGCGACCATCCTGATCCAAGCCCTGCAAGACAAAGGCTTCAACGTACACCGCGACTCCTTCGCCCGCAACCTGCGCGAGCTGGCAGTCGCCGTAACCAACAGGCCCCCACAAGCTTTCGACCAAGACAAAGACCGTCGCGGCACGTTCGGCTGGGGCACTGACACGTTGCTCATGGGCCTGCGCCTGCTGGGCCACGGGCCACAAGGTGACAACCTGACCGCCACACAGATCGGTGAGTGGCAACATCGCTGGCTGTCGGCCATCGTGCAGGAGCAGGAGACCCAAGCCGGTCTGTCACCCATCACAGCCAGACTGACACCAGATGGTGACATGGAGCTGGTCTGCACTGGGCGCGACATCTTGATCATCCTCGGCCAAGCGGCTCGCCGTATCAGCGTGAGCTTCTGGACCGACGCACTGGCTGAAGACCTCAAGGCAACCCAGCAGCCTGACACCATCGTGGTGCTTACTGACGTGCGCCCTGAGAACGAGGCGTCGTTCTGTGACTTCGTTGTCACCATCGAGAACCCGCGCACCGAGTTCAACAACAGCGCCACGGAGAAGCCCCTGCCTGACCATCTGGTTCACGCACGGGTGACGAACCCCGGCAACGAGACCTATGGCTATGCCATCAAGTCCGTGGCTGAGCATGTGGCACAACTGGTCAAGGGCCGCAGCCTGATGACCCCGCAGATGTATTCCCGTACTTTCCTGAGAGGTTTCTGATGAGCAGCCATCGCCAACGTGAACACAGCTACTACGCACTGGGCCGCAACGACCGCCGCACTGGCAAGCCGCCGCGCCCATACACCCTGCCGAAGACCCACCGCGCAACCTACATGCGCGGGTACAACTCCTTCCGCGAGCCTGAACCAGTTTCGAAACCGGGCTGGGGCGAGCGCTTCGCCTTCTGGATTGCGCGCAAGCTGGGCCTGTCCTTTGAGTTGCGAGGTGCAGCATGAAGATCGTCCGTCGCGTCTGGGATGTAATCACGGCAGCGCTGGTGCCTACTCGTCGGCCTGAAGAAAAGACCGTGATGAAGCTGAAGCACTGGCAGGAAGTCAACAAGGACGGCAAGCTGCATAAGCAAGTCGTATTCCCTGTCGTCGGCCAAGTCAAGAAGGATGGCGTCTATGCGCTGATCCTCGTGCAAGGCCGTGACGTCTTCGTCTTCAACCGCACCGGTCGTGAGATGGTGAACGTCGAGTCCATCATCGAAGACTTCAAGCAAGCGCTGGTTCCGCAGGGCGTCTACATTGGCGAGCTGTGCAACAAGTGGTGTTCGCTTGAGGTGCTGAGTGGCATCGTCAACCCGAACCGCACAGCAGCCCTGTCGCCTGATCAGGTCACGCACGCCCGCAACATGCACCTGTACCTGCACGACTACATGATGCGCGATGAGTTCATCGTGGGTCAGACGGCCACCAAGTACATGCAGCGGTACACGTTCCTGACCACGAACCTGCGTCAGTGCCCGTTGCTCAAGGCCAGCATCCTGCCCGTGTGGAAACTCTACGACGAGCTACAGGTCGAGGGCTTCGCCAAGCAGTGCATCGCAGACGGCGAGGAAGGTGCAGTCTTCAAATGTAACACCATCTGGGAAGCGGGCCACAAAGGCTGGCGCATGATGAAGTGGGTCCGGGAAGTCTCCTATGACCTGCTGTGTGTTGGCATTGAGGAAGGCACCGGCAAGTACGCTGGCAAAGCTGCCAACCTCCTGTTCCGCTGGGAAGGTGGCAAGCAGATCAAGGCCATGCTGGGCAAGGGCTACACGCACGCAGACGCGGAGAACATGTTCGTCGGCACCCGTATGGGTATCGCAGAGATGACTCCGATTGATAAGGTCTACCGTGTGCGCGGGCTGAGCGACAGCAGCAAGGGCGTGATCCGCCTGCCGAAAGTCATGGAAGAACGCCACGACAAAACCGAGGGCGACTTTTAAGTTGCATTATAGGAGATAGACCTTGACGCAATACGAAACGTTCAGGGCCATCTACGAGCATGCTGAAGCAGGGACGCCGATACCGGACGAACTGCGACAGCTTGCTGAGAATCATGGCTTACGAGTCGATGCCGTTGTAGATACAGTGGCATCTCTAACAACCGCAGCAGGAGAGAACGACTTCGATGAATAGTTCCACATTACCTCCTAGCCTTCGCGGGAATTCAGATGCAGCCCCCAACAGCAACAGCGTCCGGGGCAAGCCGAAGTTGACCCGCATAGGTACGGAAGCCTTCGACGCTTTGATGTGCCTCATGGCAGAAGATCCAGAGACGCCAACCACGCACCACGGTGTGTTCGTTGCCAATAGTACGAAGCGCCTGCTAGTCAGGCAGATCAGGGAGCTACTAGCGCCATGATGTATACCCGTCAAGCACACTTGCTTGACATGCTACTAATCGCCCCACTCGCAGCCCGATACGCCGAGGAGGTCAAGACGCACAGTGAGTTTCCAGTTATCTTGGATTACTCATTGGACATGGTTGCACGTACCATCCTCACAGGTGGCTGCTTCCTAATCGTCTTCGACAACCAGAAGCCTGTCGGGTTCTTGTGGGGCTTTTGTTGTGCAATGCCTTGGAACCCCAACAAGCTTGCACTGGATACCCTCCTGTATGTCGAGCCGCAATACCGGGGAAGTCGCGCTGCTTACAAGCTCGTGCAGGGCTGGGAAGCGTGGGCAAGAGAACAGGGAGCCACCTCGGTGCAACTCTCTGTAGCCTCTGGCATCCACGAAGAACGAACTGCTAGCTTCTATCAGCGCATGGGTTATAACCACATTGGTACTGAGTACCGCAAGGAGTTGATATGAGCAGCAAACCCAAATCGCCGGACCCGGTTATCGTAGCGAATCGCCCTGAGCGCGTCGTGGATGTCCAGCCGGAAGATGTACAACTCGGTGATGGTTCCGATGCCACTGGTGCCGATCAAGGTAAACGCCAACTCGTTCGCCCGAAGGCAACCGCTGGTACTGGCCTCGCTGTATAAGGAGGTCGTATGCAACGTAACATCACACCACTGGCACACAGCACCGGACCTATTGACCTGACCCTTCGTGGTCGAGCCAATGTGAAAGGGCAGGGTGCCCAGAAGGATAAGTCCAAGACCATCAAGGCCGCTTACGAGAAGCTGGTAGTTCCTCGCAATGCTTTCGTGGAACGTGGCAAGCGCTTCGCCCGCTACACCATCCCGCATCTTCTGGTTGACTTTGACCACGTTGGTGTTGGTGACTACGGTGACACGACCAACACTCCCGGCTGGCAGAGCTTCGGTGCAGGTGCCCTCACGCATCTGGAGAACCGACTCGTCATGACCTTGTTCCCGCCGCACTCCCCGTTCTTCTCTATGGAGCTGACGGAGAAGGCCAAGGCAACACTGTCCGCCGAAGATCACGCCATCATCAAGTCTCAGTCCCTACTGGCAACCGCCGTTCGTTCTGCGATGCTTGAGCATGAGCGTGTCGCAGGTCGTGCCGCAATCGGCCAAGCCATTCGCCACCTGTTGGCAATCGGCAACGGCTGTCTGTACCTACCCACCAAGGGCGATGCAGTACACTACCCGCTCAATCGGTACGTGGTACGCCGCGACAAGTCCGGCACATTGCTCAAGCTGATCCTGCTGGAACACAAGGCACTCGACACATTCACACCTGACATTCAGGCGCTGATCCGTGCGAACCGCCACAGCCCAGCCGGTAAGGAAGCCGACACGAACATCGAGCTGTTCACTGAATGCACTCGCAAGGGTGACTTCTTCCACATCAAGCAGGAGGCCGAGGGCCACATTGTTGGTGAGGAATACCGTGTGCATGAAGACCGATTCCCGTTCATCGTTCTCCGCTGGGAAGCGAACTATGGTGAAGACTACGGGCGTTCGAAGGTTGAGCTGCACGCTGGTGACTTCCACATGATCCAGTTCCTGTCCGAAGCACTGGGCAAGGGCATGGTCCTGATGGCGGATGTCAAGTATCTGGTGAAGCCGGGTGCTGTTACTGACACCGACCACCTGATCAACAGCCCGACTGGCGAGTTCGTCTATGGCAACATCGACGACATCGGCGTCTTGCAGTTGGAGAAGTACGCTGACTTCACGCCCATCTCTACTGTCCTTGAGAAGTACGAGCGACGTGTAGGCCAAGCGTTCATGATGGACTCCCAAATTCAGCGTAATGCTGAGCGGGTAACTGCTTACGAGATTCGTCGTGACAGCCAGACCAACGAGCAAGCGCTCGGTGGCAACTACACCCTGCTGGCTCCAAGCTTGCAGAAGAAGTATGCACGTCTCCTCTTGTACCGTATCAAGTTCGAACTGGGTTCAGACCTAGTGGACACGGTGCTGATGACGGGCATCGAGGCACTGAGCAAGATGTCTGAGTTGGATCGTATCCAGCAACTGACTGAGATGCTACAGATGCCAGCAGCATGGCCCGAGCCAATCCAGCAGCGCGTACAGTGGGGCGACCTGATCCAGTATCTGGCGAACCAACTGTCCCTTGAGCTTCCCTTCATGATGAATGAAGAGCAGTTCCTTGAGTGGCAGCAAGCGCAGCAGGAGCAACAACAACAGGCAGTGATCGGTGAAGGATTGCAGAAGGCAGTACCAACGATTGCTGGCGAACTCATGAAATCTAACGGAGGTATGTAATGGATCGTGGCGTAGAAGTTCTCAATGGTGGCGCAGCATCGGGCACCCTGCCGGAAGGCGAAGTGATTGACCTGACCAGCGCGAATAGCAAAGGAGTGGTCGATGCACCAGTCGAAGAGACCAAGCCGCTTGTTGAAGGCGACGAAGGCTACGTGGCACCGGTCGAGCCAAAGGTTGAGCCTGAGCTGGGTGCCGATGGCAAACCAGTCGTGCCGGTCAAGGACGAGAAGAAACCTGAGGGCGAGAAAGAAGATGACGCAGACGCGCCGCAATACTTCTTCGGTGATCAGCAGGTGGACATCGAAGTGCCTGAAGAGATTGGCACCGCGCTCACGGAAGCTGGACTCGACGAGAAGGCTGTCATGGCCGAGCTGTTCGCTAAGGACGGCAAGTTCGAACTGAAGCCCGAGACCCGTGCCAAGCTGGACGAGAAGTTCGGCAAGCTGATGGTCGATGGCTACCTGAAGATGTACAAGGGCCTGAACGACCAGCAGATGGCAGAGATTGCCCGCCAGACCCAGAGTGCCGAGGAAGCGACCAAGGCCATCCAAACCGAGTACGCTGAGATTGTCGGCGGCGCGGAAGGTCTGGAAGCTCTGGAAGCATACGTCCTCACGCTGGACGAGAAGCAGATCGCCAGCTACAACGCAGTAATGGGCGGCGACTCGTGGGACGCACAGAAGATGGTCCTCGGCATGTTGCGCGGCCAGATGGCTGCTGCTGACAAGGAACGCACCGGTGACAAAGAAGTCAAGCTTCTGGGTGACGGTGATCCTGCTGCGTCTCTGGGTAACGGCGACGTTACCGACAAAGGTTTCCTGACTGGCGCTGAGTACCAGACCCTGATGGACAGCGACAAGTATTGGACGGACCCAGCTTACCAGCGCAAGGTTGATACCATGCGCGCGACCAGCATCCGCCAAGGCAAGTAGTATTTAAGTTGCATTATAGATAAGGCGAGCCGCTGGTTCGTCTGTCTCCCTATTAAAGAAAAGAGAGGTAGCAATGTCCGACGTTAACAATTTGGTAGACCCGTCCATCTCCGCATCCGGCGAAGCCAAGACTCTGGCAATCGAGAAGTTCAACGGCCAGATCAAGCGTGCGTACAGCACTCAGGTCGGCATGATGGCTCACTTCGATCTTCAGACCGTTGTTGGTACGAACACCGTATCGAACAAGTATCTGGGCACCACCGAAGTGCAGGCACTGGCTCCGGGCAAGGATGTCAAGGGTTCGCAGACCGAAGTGGACAAGAACTCGCTGGTGATCGACACCGTGGTAATCGCTCGTAACGTTGTCGCTCTGTTGACTGACGTGCAAGACGACATCATGGTCAAGGGCAAGCTCGCTGAAGAGCAAGTCACTTCGATGAAGAAACTCGAAGACCGCATGCTGATCCAGCAGTGCATCTACGGCGCTCTGATCAACAACAAGATTGCGCGTAACAACCGCCCTCGCGTTAAAGGTCACGGCTTCTCCATCGGTGAAGTTGACAAGAACTTCAACATGGACGACCCAACTCGCATCCTGACTTTCATCGAAAGCGTGATCGAGCAGATGGTCATTCAAGACCTCGACATCTCCAAGCTGACCATCGCCTGCCCTTGGCCGGTGTTCAACAGCCTGCGTGATGCTGAGCGTATTGCCGACGCCCGCTACAACACCTATCAGCAAGCCGGTGTCACTGGCTTCGTGCTGAAGTCGTACAACATCCCGGTTGTTCCGAACAACCACTTCCCGAACAAAGCGCGTGACCACATCAACATCGACGGCGGTGTTGACGATCACCACTTGCTGTCGAAGGTCACTAACGGTTTCCGTTACGATGTGACCGATGACCAAGAAGCGTGCATGTTCATCATCTTCGGTAACGAAGCTCTGTTGGTCGGTCGCTCCATCGCCCTGACCGGCGAAATCTGGTGGAACAAGTCCAACAAGACTTGGTACATCGACAGCTACATGTCGGAAGGCGCTATCCCAGATCGTTGGGAGCATCTGGCTGCTGGCTTCGGCGCTGAAGCAACTTCGGCCAATCTGGAGGACGTGACTGATCGTCTGACTCAACGTGTGAAGCGCAAGCGCATGCAGGTTGATTCGTTCGTCGGCGTTGACTCGACTGGTCCGGGCGCTCAATCGCGTATGGCTTCGGTGCAGGAGCAAGACCCTGCTGCGTTCGCTGCCGCTGTAGCTGCTGCTATTCAAGCGATGGGCCTCGTGCCTGCTGCTTCGACTACCACGACTACCGCCAAGTAACACCCTAGCCCTGCCTGCCCTCGTGGTGGGTGGGGCTTATTTTTGTCTCACAGTGTGAGACTAGGAGGCTACATGAAGATCGCAGTTACAGTGCCGGACCTTGGCAGGATCAATGCCATCAACCGCGTACTCGATGCAATGGGCCAGACTGGTATCAGTTCTCTCTCTGAGATTGACTACCATGTGGACGCAGGCAGCATCAATGGCTACATCGATAGCTACTCTGCAACCCTGCAAACCAACGGGGGCAAAGGGTGGTGGTTCAACCGCGAGGAGTTCCACCAGCTTAACCCAGCGCCTGACACTGGCCGGGTAGTCCTGCCGAACAACGCGCTTGCCGTGAGACTGAACCGGGACCACATGAACCGGAACGTCAAGCTGGCAATCCGTGGCAACCATCTGATGGACATGCAGCAGTACGGGTTCAACCTGACAGCGCTGGCTGATCCATACACCAAGCTGATCGGCCTGACCATCATCGCCTACGTGGACTTCGATGACCTGCCGCAGACAGCCAAGGATGCCATCGTGGATACGTGCCGCTTCTGGTACATCCATGACAAGGACGTGGATCAGGTAAAGTTCAATGCACTGAACCAGCAGGCGCAGCGCAGCATGATCAACCTGCAACTGGAGGAGTCGAGCTACACCAAGCGCAACATCTTCCAGAACCAGTTCAACCACAACGCCCTCGCTAACATCGGTGGGTTCTTCAACAACAACTAGGAGGTCCATATGGGACGAGTCCAAGGCGGATGGGGCAGGCCCATTCAAGGCGTCTCACTGCAAGCCGACCGCGACCGGTTGAATGGTCAATGCACGATGCAGGAGAACATGGTCCCTTCCGTTCTGGATGGCCTGTACAAGCGCATCGGCACCAAGCATATCAACCCGCTGCCACTCACACCCGGTCTGGTCTATGATCCGCGAACCGTGATCCACTTCTATGACCGTGGCGACGAGGAGAAGTATTTCATCTTCTTCGAACCCAACCGGTCACTGCCCAGCATCTTCGATACCCGTGGGCTGAAGTGTAACGTGACGCTGGACAACATCGCGCTGGACTACTGCACAGTAGAGAACCCGCTGCAAGACATGAGCTTCAGCACCATCGGTGACTACACGTTCATTGCGAACGGGCAGATCGCTGTGAAGGCAAGAGGCGACGTGCAACCAGCGAACCCAGCCAATATGGCTATCGTGTACTGCCAGTTCGCCACGTACAGCCGTGACTACCAGATCATCATTAATGGTCAGGTGGCTGCGTCGTACACCACAGTGGGCGGCACGTACTCCAGCGATGAGTCTGCCAACGCCGCAGAGGCCAAGATCAAGACGAACTATGTCGCAGGTCAGTTGGCTGCATTGCTGCGAGCGAGCGGCACGTACAACGTCGAGCAGGTTGCAAACTGCCTGTTCATCTCCAAGGGTGACGGGCCGATCACCAGCATCACCACGGTGGACTCGGCTGGCGGCAACGACCTGATCGCGGTGCAGAACCGTGTGAAGAGTACAGCGACCCTGCCCCCATACGCGCCTAATGGTTGGCTCCTGCTGATCCAAGCGAACGAGGGTATAAAGAAGAACAACTGGTGGCTGCGTGCCGAGGGCACCGATGGCTCCCGTGTGAAGTGGATCGAATCGGTAGAGGGTGGGCAGCGTCTCGGTTTCGACCGGCGCACCATGCCTCACGTACTCGTCCGCACGGGCGTGGTCAACGGTGTACCTCAGTTCCATCTGGGGCAAGGTGAGTGGGAAGATCGCAGCGTCGGCAACGACACGACGAACCCATTCCCGTCCTTCCTCGATGGGTACGTGTACTCCGTGGGCACCTTCCAGAACCGGCTGTACTTCACCAGCGGAGAGGCGGCAGTGTTCACACGGTCCAACAACTTCTTCGACTTCTGGAAAGAGTCCAGCCAAGCGGAACTGGACAGCGACCCGATTGATACCTTCAGCGACAGCGAGAAGGTGAACCGCATCAAGAACTCCGTGACGGTCGATGGCGATGCTATCTTCTTCGCAGAGTCTGGGCAGTTCATGATCGACGGCAACAAGCCAGTGACAGCGGCGAACGTGGTGTTCAAGCAAGTAACCTCGTTCCCTATGAACATCTATGCCAAGCCAGCCATCACCGGTGAGAGCATCATGTTCGCGTACAACGCAGGGAACTACACCGGGATTCGTGAGATGTTCACGGACTCGGACAAGGACACGAAGTCGGCACGGCCAATCACGGAGCATGTCGAGAAGTACATTGAAGGCACGGCGCGGCAGCTTAGCTCCAACCCGAACACCAATGTCCTGATCGTCCGCACCAACGAGAACCCGAGCATCGCCTACATCTATGACTGGATGTGGCAGGGTGCAGACAAGGTTCAGGCTGCGTGGCACAAGTGGACCTTCGACACCAGCAGCAAGCTGTTGCATGTGCAGTTCGTGGAGGACGATGTGTTCTTCGTGTTCCTGCATGCAGACGGCTTGGTGTACCTTGAGCAGATGCCCTTGACCAACGATGACAACGAGGAGGCTATGACCTTCCCGTGCAGGCTGGACCGCAAGGTTACAGTCGATGCCATCTGGGACGGCACAGCAGAGGTGTGGCGCTTCACTACTCCATTCCCTATCCGTGACGCGGACTTCCCGAACTGGCTGGCTATCCAGTCCAGTAACTGCTATGCAGGTGACATCGGGACCGAGACCGTCTTCGAACGTGGGCTGGGTACGAACAGCTTCTTCACCCGTGACAACATCGCAGACCACACAGTCGTGCCATCGGTACGGTTGGTGATTGGTCGCAAGTTCCGTGCCCGCTACATCCCGACGCAGCCATTCGTGCGCGACCGGGACGGCAAGGTGCAGGCCATCGATAACATCACGCTGGGTCGAGCTAACATCAACTTCGCACGCACTGGGCAGTTCACTGTCTTCGTGACCAACGGTTATGGCAAGCAGTTCAAGTACCCGTTCTATGGCCGGTACATGGGCAGCTACAACAACAAGGTTGGCTTCGCGCCGCTGATCGATGGAACCTACCCGTTCCCTGTTCGGCTGTACGCCCACGAGGCAACCATCGAAATCCAATCCGACAGCCATCTCCCCTTGCAGATTCGTGGGCTAGAGTGGGAGGGCAGTTACCAGCAAACAGGCCGGAGGTTGTAACATGGCATTAGTAGGTGCTTCAGCCGTAGCCGCATGGATCGCGGCAGGTACAGCGGTTGTCAGTGCGGCCTATCAGGTCAAGACGTCTAAGGATCAGGCGGACGCACAAGAAGAGACAGCCGAGAACAACAACAAGTCGATTGCCAGTGCAGCCACCAAGAACTACGGTGAGCTGTCCAGCATCGAGCGGGATGCACTCCTTGAGGAAAGCGAGAACAACCTCGCCGTACAGAAGGACTTCTTGGCAGCGAAAGGTCGCGTGAACACGATGGCCGCAGCAACCGGCACTGGCGGTATGAGTGTCGGTGCCCAGATGGAAGCCTTGGATCGCCAGCAGTACAGCAACTTCGATGCTATCCAAGCCACTCGCCAGAGCAAGCTGGATAACGTCCAGAACCAAGCACGCAGCATCCAGTCCAACGCTACAGGCAACATGGACTACACACCCATCAGTCGCCCATCGTGGGCAGCCGGGGCGCTACAGATCGGCAGTGCCGCAGCCAAGGGCTACATGGGCATTCAGCAGAGTAACGCGCTTCGTGATCAAGCACAGAAGGCAGGAGGTTAAGACATGGCAGATGAACGTCAACAAGTTGGGCTAGGACAAGTCAACGCACAGCGCTCATCGTCAGTTGCACAGAACGCGGTGCAGCCTACCCGGCAGCGCGGCGTGGACACGACAGGTGCCCAGATCATGGGTGCCCTGTCACAGTTCGCTGGGCAGATCGACGAAGTAGCACAGATGGAACTTCAGAAGTCCATCGCTGAAGACAAGATCAAACAGAGCGCCATCGCAGCACAGGACACCTACAAGTCCCAAGCCGAGCGCGCCGGTCTCACGAAGGATGCCACAGTCGCAGGTCGGCAGGCGTACAACTCCATCGTGGGCCAGCATGATGTACTTGAGGCCAACAACCGTCTCGTTCAGGCTAAGCAGGACAGCCCGGACATGTCGGACGAAGACTTCAAGAAGATGCAGGAGAAGGAATACAGCCCGCTGATCAAGCAGTACGGTGTTGACAAGTGGACCCTCGGGAACCTGACCGACACCATCGCGCAGTCTCAGGCTCCGCTGGTTCGTGTGACCGAAGGCATCACCAGTGAGTACCGTGGGCAGAAGCGGCAGGAAGCGCTCAACATCTCCATTCAGGATATGATGGGCGACCCGGCTGCTGACATCAACCACATCGTGCAGAAGGAAATCCCAGCACGCGCCGCTATGATGGGTGTGTCTGAGTTCACGATGAAGAAGATGCTGATGCAGACGGCGGTGTCCCGTGCCAACAACGGCGACATCCGGCTGATCGATGAGCTGGACAAGACCGACTGGTCGAAGGGTTCTGCCATCCTGACTACAGGGCGTGAGCAGTACCAGCAGTGGCGAGCCAAGGAACTGGCACCAGTCATTGGCGACCAGATGGGCACCATCGAGATGAAGGCGCTCAACGGGGAAGCCTCGTGGGGTTCGACCAAGAAGCAGATGGAGAACATGAACGCCGAGTACCCTAACACGTACTCCGCATCAGCGTTCGCCAGCATGAAGGTCCGCATGGATGCAGCGGCGCGCCAGCGTGCCAAAGAGGCCAAGATGATGACCCAAGCTTCCGAGGCGATGTACAAGCAGGACGCTATCCCGCTGGCTATGGACAACAGCTACAGTCAGGCTGACAAGACCAAGATCGTCAAGCAGTTCGACGGCTGGATCGCAGAGAAGAACAAGGAACTCATCTCGCAGGGCAAGACGCCGGACGAAGCCAATGCCATTACGTTGCAATATGGTATGAACTGGAGCCGAGCGAATCGCATCCCGCTGCCTCAGGTCAAGTCGAACATCGAAGCCGCCATCAACTACAACCCAGACGACTACAAGGGTCAGGAGCTGCCTGTCTACATGAAGCAGTCCCTCAATGCCCTGAAGCGTCTGGACAAGGCCACGATGGGTGTGTACCTCGGCAACGACGATGCAACCTTCGCCATGAACTTCCAGCACTTCAGCCAGAACATGGACGACACCGCAGCCTTTGCCCGTGCTAAGCAGATCAGGGACAACCCATACCGGGTGACTTCCGAGATGCGGACCTCGCAAGCGGAGTCCGTAGAGACTGCTGTAGATAACGCGATGACGCCTAGCAAGCTGAGTGTTATGGGTAGTTGGATCGGCCTCACTGATCCGAAGACAGTGCCGGACTGGCAGCGCAAGCAGATCGCCAGCCGTGTGCAGGCAGACGCTGAGAGCCGACTGTATTCCGGTGGGTACAACACAGACAGCAACGCGCAGTTCGCTGTAGAGTCCAGTGTTGCCCAGATGACTCAGACCTTCAACGGCACCATGATGAATGCCCCGGCCAACAAGCTGCGACAGAACATGGCACCGATTGATCCTGAGACTGGCAAGCCTAAGGGCGCTGTCACTCCTGAGCAGATCAACAACGCGATGGAGGCGTACACCCGTACCCTCATGCCGCAGTTGCAGAAGGAGAGCGGCAAGGAGCTGGAGGACTCGGACATCTCGTTCGACTTCAACAGCGACGGCTCCATGTTCCGCATCTTGGACAAAGACGGCGAGCAGATTGGTGGCAACCACCTCACTCACGAAGCTGGCGAGATTGGCCGTAAGGCTGACTTGGAGAAGCTGCGCGAGATGAGCAAGAAGGGTCAAGCCAAGCGCAAGCAGACTCAAGAAGAGACGCAGGAAGAACTGTTCCGCACCATCAACAACAATCCACTCTTCAATACTGGAGGTGGCGACCTATTCGATACGAGGACGTAATATGGCTAGTAAGCTGAAAATCCCTAACACCCCGCTGCGTACTGAAGAGCCACGCACGTTCGGTGATGAGTCGGGCTTGCATATCCCCACTTCGGTGTTGCGAGCCACGGAGGCACCTGAGCCTACGCTGGGCCAGACAGTTGGCCTCGCCGTCTCTGGCGTGACTGCTGTGAACCCAGACCCATCGGCAGGCGAACTCTGGGAAGCCGCCAAGGAACGACACTGGCTGGCGGAGGGTGTCAAACGATCCACTGCCCAGAAGTTCGATGAGTACGACAACAACTTTGAGATGACCGGTGAGCGCCTGCAAGGGTTCCAGTCTCAGGGTTACAGCCAGAAGGAACTGGAGTTCCTATCGCAAGCTGGTTCGGAAGCAAACCTTGGACACCGCGTTGAGCGTATAGCCAAGGACCGCAACCTCGTGAAGACGCTGGCTAACGGTGGGTGGTCGGGTACAGGGATGGAGCTTCTGGCCGGTATCGCAGACCCCGTTGCATTACCCCTCCTGCTGGCGACCGGTGGCCTTGCCGCTGGTACGAAGCTGAACACAGCCCGCGCTGTCGCTGGCTCTGCCCTTGTGGGTATGGGTCAGAACGTGGCGCTGGAATACGCACTGATGCAGAACGACACCCAGCGGACCATGAAAGACGTGGCCCTCGCTGGTGCTGCCGGTGCGCTGCTGGGCGGCACCCTGACCCTCGCCGGTCGTACCATAGGCCAGATGCGTTTGGCCCGTGCGCAGGCTGACGAGGTGGATGCTGCACACACCGGGCAGGTACGGAACATGATGGAGGGCGACAGCTACAACCAAGTAGACACAGCCCTCTCAACCAAGACCGCAGACCCAGTGGTGCGCAAGCGTGCCCTGAGTGAGCGTGAGGTAATGGACACCCTGAAGCGGGAGCATGGCGAGCGTGTGGAGGTGGAGAGCAAGAACGCCACCGCCAAGGCCAAGGACGAGTTCCGCGCCTATGCCAAGCAACAGGGTGCCCGCATCGCGGCTCTGGAGGCTGACAAGTTCCTGCGACCATCTGCACGCATCAAGCAGATCGAGCAGCTACAGAAGAGCATCGAGACCCGCAAGGCTGCATTCGACGAGCGAGCTGCGACGGCGCAGGGCAACCGCGACCTGAACAGTACGCTGGATCAGTTGACCAACGGCAAGGTGCCTGAGCATCTGCAAGCCCGCTATGCCGAACTGAAGGCTGAAGCTGGTGAGTTCGATGCGGTGCCAAGCAAGGGCCACGGCGAGACTCTGCCCAAGCGCACGCCGCCTGTAGAGCCTGAGCCGGGTGCCCCGAAGCCTGAGGGCGCTGGTGGACCTGACGACCTGCAATCGATGGGCGCTATGTCCGTGCAGCGTGCGTACAAAGACATCGCCACCTATGACAACCTGCTGGCAACCAGTGAAGTTGACGAAGTGATGGAGTCCACGTACCGCGCTGCACAGCTTGGGCACCGCACGCCTCGCGTATCTCGCATGGCACGCGCTATCCCCGGCTTCCGCTCGCTGTCCACGATCATCGACTCTGCGCCGGACAACGGCACACGGGGCGTTGGTATCCAACTGTTCCGTAACGGTACTCGCACAATCGAGGGCCATCAGTCCGCTGAAGAGCTGGCCGATACCCTGTTCCACCGTGATGTTGTCCCGCACTACCTTGAGCAAGAGTCTGCCTTTGAGCAGTACGTCAAGGAGCAGGGCAGCGGGTTGTTCGGTCGTAACCGTGGCAGACTGCGTGAAGAGTTCGACAATGAAGCTGTACTGGCTCAGGCCCGTGGCGAGATTAAGAACAACGTAACGCAGCCGGGTGACTCCGCTATCCACAAGGCAGCGAAGGCCCGTGCCCGTATCTATGAGCATGCACTGAAGAACAACAAGGACTATCAGGTCATTGGGTTCGACGACATCAAGCACGACAACCGTTACCACTCTGTGATCTTCGATCAGGCCAAGCTGTTGAACTGGCGCGACACCCATGCGGACGAAGTGGTCAACACCATTGCTCGTGCGTATGAGACTGGCGGCATCAAGCTGTCCCGTGAGAACGCTGTACGTCTGGCAACTATGCAGATCGAGCGAACCACGGCGATGTCTACTGGCGGTCGTGGCATCAACCACAAGGCCCTGAGCACCACGGAGTTCAACAAGATATCCAAGGAGCTGGAAGCCAAGGGCGTGGACCCTACCATCATCCGCGAGATGAAGGAGCAGATGTTCTCGGCGGAAGAGCGTGAGCTGATGTCGCCTCGTGCGATGTTCTCCCTCAAGCCTAACCTTGGCGCGGGTTCCGGTCTAGGTGTCCGCATGGTTGACTTGATCGATACCAGCATGGAACGTGTGGTGAAGTATGGCTCCGATGCCTCGGCTAACGCTGGGCTTGCATCTCAGGGCTACCGCTCACGCACACAGCTACAGCGCACAATGGAAGACCTGCGCAAGACGGCGATTAACGAAGCTCGTGAGCATCTGCAAAGTCCCAACCCGAAGGTCGTGGCTGCTGCTGAGAAAGAGCTAGCCAAGCTGGAGAAGAGCGAGACGCAAGAGCTGATCAACGATGGCGTATCCCTGATGTACCGGGAGCCACTGTCGGGCACGCACTCTGACTCGCTGACTGACATCGGCAAATCGATCCGCAAGGTGACAGCCATCACCCGCCTGCGAGCGACCGGCCTCATGACCATCCCAGAGTACGGCAATGCTATCCTTCGCAACGGTGCTATCAACACCCTGAGCAAGCTGGCTCAATCCCGGATGTTCAACCTGTCGGCACGCAGCATCGAGCAGGACAACTTCATGAAGGAGTTCAGCAAGTCGTTCTCGACTACTGGGCACCAAGAGTACCTGTTCGGTCACAAGTTCCATCAGGGCAGTGACTTCGACGACCAGACCCGCACACGCCTCGGCAAGATATTCCAGAAGTTTATAGGCCACGGCATGAACGTGGGTATGATCCTGAACGGGTTCCGTACCTTCCAGCACGCTGGTGAGGAGATGGTCGCCCGGTCGATGGTCGGTAACTTGCAGTCGATGGTGAAGAAGGGCGAGATTACTCCTCTGATCCGCCAGAGCCTGATGAAGACCGGCGGCATCAGTGAAGACTCGCTGAACAAGATCATCGCGCACCTGAAGGATTCCCCAGAGGATACCTTCCGTGCTGTGCGTTCCCTGCCACCAAAGCTGTACAACGAGCTGGGCACAGCGATGCGCAACAACACATCGGCCAGCTTCCTGCGCATGAGCGTGGGCGAGCAGAACCCTATGGCGCACCGTGAGCTGGGCAAGTTCCTTACCTCGTTGCTGACGTTCAGCATCGGCTCTTACGAGAAGCTGCTGGTTCGTGGCGTCACGAGTGAGAAGGCTTTCTTGGCTGCATCTCTGGCTGCACAGTCGGCACTGGGCTACGCGAGCTACATGGCGCACGTCCATCTGAAGGCTGTCGGCATGGAAGGTGAGGAGCGTCGCAAGTTCATGAAGAAGGCTATGGCGGACGACGCACAAGTCTGGGGCGTGATCAACCGGGTTGGCCCATTGGCTGGTCCGATGATTCCTGTCCAGATGATGGCGAGCATGCGCCTGCTGCCTGAGGCAATCACTCAGTCACCGAACCAAGCGGGCATCCAACCATACGGCGGGATTGCAGCAGCGGGCATGGTGGCAGACTGGGGCAAGGCAGTGGGTGCTGGTTCCGACATGGTATCAGCGAAGTGGTCCGGCAAGGCCATGCCACGCAAGGAGTACGAGAAGAGCATGCGCGATATTCGTCGTGTCATTCCCTTCATCGACGGTCCTATCTATAACTCGACAATCGGCCAGTTCGATTAAGTTGCATTAAAGGAGAGCTTTATGTTCGATCCAGTCACGAATAGTGGTTACAGTTACGCTATTCGGACTGGTGATGGCATCACTGACACATTCAGTTTTGGCTTCACCGGTCCCGGTGTGGGCTACATCAGCCCAGACCACATTCACGTCTTCGTTGACGGGAAGGAAGTACCCAACACAGTTGACCGAGCAGCACCCAACCAAGTCAAGCTGAACACCATCCCGGACCTCGGCACCCTCGTGCTGATCCGTCGCGTCCAGCCGCTTGACAAGGTGTACTCCGACTTCGAACGGGGCAACGTGTACAACAAGGATCAGGTGAACTTCTCGTTCCTCAACCAGTTGTACATCGCGCACCAGTTCCTCGACGGGTTCTTCGACGGCGGTGATAATGATGACGGCGACGAGGTGGCTACAGGCAACCTCAACATGCGCGGCTTCAAAATCTACAACCTCGCCAAGAACACCAATGACCCTCATGAAGCACTGCGACAGGACAAGTTCTTTGTCGTCGAGGACAAGGTTAGCGGGCTGGAGAACAGCCTGTCCGACCTACGCTTAACCAGTATCCCTTGGTCGCCACCCGTGGCGGTTCAGGGGCAGACCCGGTTCGTCTCGCCATACGGTGTGGTCAACCCGGTCGTCTGGTTGTGCGGTGTCCTGCAAGACCCTATCAAGGGTGACTACACCATCGACAAGGCTGGTAGCGCTATCGTGCTGGCTGAGCCTTGCAACGCTGGCGACCGTCTGTTTGCAATGATGGGCGACCCGCTGGCTGACGTGCGTGCGTACTCCATGAGTTCGTATGCCCGAGTCTGGTGGCCTGCCAACGCCTTCCGGCCTAACCTCGCTGATGGTTCGACCATCGTGACGCACCGGCCAGTGGGCAAGATTGAGTCTCCGGCTCATGTGTTCTTCAGTGACAAGATTCGTTCCTGCTTCGCTGTGACCATCACGCCACCTGACATGCCTGTTGCTGAAGGTGTGGAGATGCGCTTCATGGTCTCTGGCGAGAACGCAGGCAACACCCGGTGGCGTATCGAGACGGTTCTGCAAGGTGAGGGCGAGTTCGCCGCTGCCTACAGCAACCCGGTCGAGTTCACCGTGGCAGTACGACCGCAAGACGTTACACACTACCGCGTGCTATTCCCGATGCCAGCCGCTGATATCAGTCAGACGCTGTACCTGAAGGTGAGCCGCATCCCGACGCATCCCGAAGATACTCTGGCAACCTCTAGCGAGGACGCCATGTTCCTCGGTATCGCACTAGATTATGTTGCAGAGTAGGAGGTAAAGATGGGAAAGCGTGACGGGCATTACGAGCTTGCTTACGTGGACCGTCCGTATGACTCTGGGTTCCGCTCGGTTCGCATCGAGACGGAGCCTGAGGCTTACGAATGGGAACGTGTACCAATGTTCGACGGACGGTTGTGGTTCGCTATCTTCCAGCGGCCTACTAAGGTTTGCATTCGCAACTCCTTGGACAATGGCTTCACCATGACCACCAAGATTTTCAACAACACCCACATCGCGCAGGCGGTGTTCAACATCGACGGCAACGAGTACCTGCCACGTCACAACAAGCTGAAGTGCTACGTCACTCCAGAGGAGCGTGACTTCCGTGGTTACAAGATGTCGTTTACCCTGAACATGACGCCCGGTGCGTACCGTAACGCTAACCTGCCTTTCGGTACTACCATCACCCTGACCGATGCAAATGGTAAGGAGTGGTACGTTCGCCTCTGGAACTACACCAACGAGGAGACCAGCACGCCGGACAAGCTGGACGTTACAATCGACTTCGACAACCTGTACACCGGGTTCAGCGACATCGATGACTTCCGTGAGAAGGTGCCCGTGGACAACCTCGTGCGCCTGAGCTTGAACGTTGTGGACAAGGACTACTACGCCATCGGTGGTTACGACGCCGAAGACATCGCCATCGAGGACCTGCCTGAGTTGCCTATCAAGCTGCCGTCGCTGGCTGACGTGGTTGTGTCGAACATCAGTTGCACCCGGAAGTCTGACGGTGCAGTGAAGACGCACGCCCGTGGCAAGCCCATGAACGCTGACGGCTCCCCGTACCAGACCGACCTCGGCATCGCCACCAGCTTCGACGACATCGCTAACACTAGCCCTCGTCGCGTGGTTGAGGACATGTACCGGCTCGGCTATCGTGGGGTTATCAACCACTACATGGGCATCAGTAACTATCCTCGTCTGGTGTTCAAGGAGGACACCCAGCAGTTCCAGCTTGACAGCGAGACCTGTCTCGACGAGGTGGTCAAGTTGTGGCACGAGGACTTCTTGCAGCAGTGTATCCGTATGGACTTCCAATGCATCCTCGCGGTGTCGATGGAGGTGTTCTACGGCTACGTTCGGTATAACTACCGGCACTGGATGCAACTCTGCCAAGGCTTCCAAGTTCTGGAGGTTGATGACGAGTACATCAAGATCGAGGGTTCACACCCTTGGACCTCTGTAGAGAACCCGTTCCTCGGTGGCTTCGAACACCAAGGGCTGTTCAACCCGAACAAACCTGAGGCAGCGGAGATTCGCTTCGCACACCCTGAGGACAACGGCGTCGAGACCTCCTATAAAGTTCTCTGGGCACAGCCAGTTGAGAACGAGGACAAGACCCTGTTCCGCTTGGACAAGCGGTTCCGTGGTTGGTACGGCGACTATTCTGTCGGCAAGCCAGCACTGACCGGCTACAACCCACCTTCCACTTTCTTCAACACGAGGATCGAGGAGGAGGCTGGGGCCACCTACGTTGCCCGCTGTTTCAAAGAGCTGGCAGACATCGTGCCTGAAGGTATGGCGAAGATGTTCCAAGTGGGTGAGCCGTGGTACTGGGACGGCAGCTATCAGAACGGGCGGCTGTTCGCATACGACAAGCCGACTGTAGAAGCAGCATTGCGTGACGGTGTAGAGATTCCCGTATGGGAGAACATCCGTAGCTTTTCGAAGCAGCGGGCAAGTGCGCAGGAGATTGCAGCAGCCAACTGGTTGCGGGACTCGCTGGGCGTCTACACTCAGAAGGCCAAGATCGAAACACTCGCTGCCCACCCGGACGCGCAGTTCTCGTGCTTGACCTTTATCCCTCAGATTTTCACCACGAACTCCGAGATTACCCCGATCATCAACTTCCCGTTTCAGCACTGGAGCTACCCGAACTTTGAGTTCTTCCAGTACGAAGCGTATGACTCGATCATCTGGGGCGACCTTGAGTTCACCAACGTGTACTGCGACTATGCCTTCGACAAGCTGGGATACCCGGTTGAGAAGACGAACTACCTCGGTGGCTTCGCTCCCAACAAGGACCCGACAGGTCAGGTCTGGCGCAACATCGCACACCAGCTATCGTGGCCCAACACCAAACTCGACCAGTCGTACCAGCCAATGCAATCCCTCATCTGGGCAAGCACGCAGGTCAACCGGGACAGTGTGATGTTCTCCAACGATGGCGGGAAGCTGCCAGCCGACAAGCCAATCTGGAACCTGTCGCTGGAGCTGGTTAGCGACTGGGCAGAGTACAGCAGGCAGGACCGCTTCTGGCTCCCGTCTGAGTACGGCATCACGGAAGGCGTGACGTTCACGCAACGCAAGACCAAGAACGAGTCCCGCATCACTCAGTGGTATCTGGTCAACCCGGCCAACCCAGAAGAGCGAGTCTTGCACGGCAACCCGATCACCACACGGCGTTCGGTAGTGCTGGAGACCCGCCAAGCGGTGGGCCGCAAGAACAGTCAGGAATACTACCCGTTCGCGGACTGCATCCTGAACAAAGAGAGCAGCGCAGTGTTCGACTACAACAAGGACACGCTTGACGACCTTGAAGAGTCCAGCATTGACTGGGGCGACGGATCAGCTAAGAGCGAGGGCCTAGAGCCTAACCTCGGTGACTATGCCGACTCAGGCTCCGAGACCTACCCTGCGTACTCGACCGAGAAAATGTGCATCGCGTTTGCGGGCCAGTCTCAAGCTGCCATCCACTTCCTCTACGGGGAATACCCGGATCGTGGTGTCGATGAGTTCAGCCGCAAGTTGGTTGAGCTGGTGGGTGTGTCTCCTGCGCGGCTGGAAGTGATCAACGGTGCAACGGGTTCGTCTGCTGCTGACCGTGCGTCGGCTGTGAACCCTAACAGTCCGATCTTCGACCCTGAGCAAACCAGCGGTGCTGGTGGCTTGTGGTGGTGGGACTTGGAAGCAGATGCACCGGGGCCTTGCCTCGACCACTGCATGGCTCAATTGGTAGGTAAGGAAGTGACCAGCATCATGTGGTCGCAGGGTGATCAGGACGCCATCGCGGTTGAGTTCCCGGATACCCGCAACCCTAAGCCGACCATTGCCCGCTCCAAGGCTGCGACCCTGAAGGTGTTCGAATACTTCAGGCAGAAGTTTGGCCCTCAACTCCAGATTTTCATTCAGGAACAGGGCTGGTCGTGGACCGAGCAGATGCCACAGTCTGCACCTACCACACCAATGTACGTCACCATGAAGTCAGTGGCTGGCGTTAGCGGTGGGCAGACCACCACGTTTAATTGGTTGTCTTATAGAACAGCACCGACTGGTCTGACCTTCGTGCTGGACATCCTCAACGTGACCGGGACAGGTGCCATCATCCGCACCCTACCAATGGAAGGGATTGTCGGTGGTCTCATGCAGGCTACCTACACCGAGGCACAGCAGATCGCTGACTTCGGATTCCCACCGGGCTTCTTGGCCTACAAGGTGAGATGCACCAGCACTGGCACGGCTAGCCCTATGGAGGCAGGCTTCATCGTCCTCAATGCGCCAGCCCAGAAGTACCCGTTCAACCCGGCAGCGCTACCTACTCCCGGCATGACGGACTTCGCACAGCCAGTTGCTTTCGGTAACAAGAGCAACATCCGGGACATGCAGGCCGAGCTTATCGCTGAGCATGACTACGTTCACATGGGCGCTGTGACCAAGCAATATGGGTGGGAGCTGTACAGACTTGAGCCGGGGTTGGGATACATCCACTTCTCTCAGGATACTGCACGTCTCATCGGTGCTGCCTTGGCTCAGGGCTATCAGACCGCTTACGGTTCGTTCCCACATGTGCCCGTGACCATCGATGCGAACCGCCACACCTACAACAGCCCCGGCGCTTTCCAGCCCAAAGTGCAGCCAAGCGAGGCCGCTCAGTACGTCTCCATCTGGTTCCGTGACGGCGGTGTGCAGACAGTTGACTTCGGCATGTTCCCTATTGCCAAGATTCTCAACTTCAGCCACAACGACATGACAACCGCGCAGATGGACGAACTGATCGACCGCCTGATGTACTTCTCGGATGAGAGGGCACGCGAGGCATACCGGACACGTTCCGACCTGCACCTGTACATTGGTCAACAGTCAACGGATGAACACGCCACTCCCGAGAAGATCAAAGACCTTGTACGTTACTTCGACAACCTTGGCGTCAAGATGGTGGTACACAGCTAATGACAACCCGAGTCAGAAAATCAGTCTCGGCAATCACAGCACACGATGTCGGTAGCCTAACCCGCGCCGAGATTCGTGAGCTGGTGAATGCCACAATCCCGGTGGGTATGTGCTTCGTCTGGAGTGGTACGCAGGCAGAGGTTCCACCGGGTTACGAAGTGTGCAACGGCCTCGGCGGTCGCACACCCAACCTTGCAAACCGCACTGTGATCGGGGCTGGCAATCAGTTCCCGCTCAACAGCACTGGCGGCAAGTACAACTTCGACATCATCATCGAAGGTAAGACAGATGGTCACGCCCTTACTACAAAGGAAGTGCCACCTCACACCCACGGTTACAGGACTCAGGCCCTCGGCTCCTCGGAGCGTACAGGCAAGAAATCCCGTGACGCTGGGTCGAAGGACGTGAAGTCTTACAAGACCTCTAACGAACTGGGCAACGCAGCAACTGGTCAAGCAGACCCGCATGATCACGAGTTCAACGCCCGGTTCGTCCACGAGGCAATCGGTCCCTACATCACCAAGCATTGGATTATGCGCGTGGGTGTGGGCACTGACTTGGACGATGGCAACCTGTCTTTTAAGTCGTCAGGCCGCACCCGAGTACCTAAGAGGCTCGCGGACCTGACTGCTTCCGACTTGGATATGTACACAGCCTCTGAAATCGCAACCCTTACCAGCAGCCTGTTGCCTACCGGGGTCATTGCACCTTGGTGGGGCGACTCCCGCAACGTGCCTAAGGGCTGGCGGATTCTGGATGGCAAGGACGGCAGGCAGGACTTCCGTGACCGCATGGTTATCGGGTCCGGTGGTAACTACCCGCATGACTCATTTGGCGGGACGATCGATGTCCGTTACAACAAGGTAGCCACGACGACGAGTACAGAGATGTTCCGTCGCCACCTGCCTGCACACGAACACAAGTATGAAACCCAGTTCCAGTCCATCGGGCAACGAGTCGAGTCTGACTTCGGGAACTGGATCAGCGTACCTGAGCATTCCAGCCGCTTCCGTCCTACCGACTACAACACGGATAACGCGGACACGGCTGGCGTTCCTTGGGGCAACACATTAGGCGGCGTGGATGATCACGCACACTCATACAACATCACGTACATTCATAAGTGCATGACTCCATTCTACGCGCTGCATTGGTTAATCAAAGTGGAGGGAGTATGATCGAGAAACGGAACAACAAACAGGCAGCTACAGAGGACGAGCTTGGTCTCGTTCACAAGCTGACCACCACCCTGTACGTCAAGCGCTTGCAGTACATGCTCAAGCTGTTGGACGAGGGTGCAACTATCGACATGGTGTTCGATGACAAGGTGATCAAGGATGCTGGTGCTTGGGCTGCTGACAAGAACGGCATTACCTGCGCTGCACCCGAGGCTGATGAAGAGACCGAGCTGGCTAAGTCGCTGGCGAAGCTCCGTGAGCAGCAGGGTGGCAAGGGCGCACGCGCATCGGGGTCGGACAGCAATGTCCACTTCCTCGATGGCGAAGAGCGTAATCGCGGCTGATGGCTGGTCGCGACCTTACCAGTGAGCAACAGGTTGAAATCTGGAAGAAGCTAGGTGAGCTTCAGGCAGCTTTCCCATACACGGCGACTGGCTTGTGCTTCTTTGCGCAAGTCATTATCAACACGCTGATCGTGGGCAAGCCTGACCTGAACCGCATGCAAGCTGACATCCTGAAGTTCCTCCTGACTGGCAACAAGTACCGCATGGTGATGGCGCAGCGGGGTCAAGCTAAGACGACCCTGACGGCCATCTATGCTGTATTCATGCTCATTCACTTCCCGCACTATCGTGTGGTTATCTTCTCCCAGAACAGCAAGCGGGCGAAGGAGATTGCGGGCTGGATCATCAAAATCTTCTACGCTATGCCCATCCTGTCCTTCATGCTACCTGACAAGTATTCAGGCGACCGGGCGTCTATTGAGGCGTTCGACGTACACTGGGCGCTCCGTGGTTCCGACAAGTCACCTTCCGTGGCATGTTACTCCATCGAGTCTGGTGCGCAGGGTGCCCGTGCTGACATCATCATCGCGGACGACATCGAGTCCTTGCAGAACTCCCGCACAATGGGTGGCCGTGAAATCCTCATGGATAGCTCGCTTGAGTTTGAGTCGATCAACCAGTTCGGTTCGATCATCTACTTGGGCACACCGCAGTCCACTGAGTCCATCTACAACTGGCTTCCGGGCCGTGGCTATCAGGTCCGCATCTGGACTGGCCGCTACCCGACCCCGGCGCAGATGGCTTACTACGGCGACAGGCTGGCCCCGATCATCCGTAGGGACATCGAAGACCATCCCGAGCTACAGTACGGCGGCGGGCTTGACGGCTCTCTGGGGCAGCCTACGTGCCCTGAGATGTACAACAATGACACCCTGAACGAGAAGGAAATGACTCAGGGCAAAGCGAAGTTCATGCTGCAATTCATGCTGAACACTGGCCTGTCTGATGCTGACCGATACCCTCTGAGGCTGTCGGATTGCGTCGTGGCGAACTTCTCGATGCTCCAAGGACCAGTCATGCCAATCTGGGCAAACGGCCCGCAGACGCTCTGGCAGACGGCTCCGAAGTACGGGGCGCGGAACTCCGACCGATTCTACTTCCCGATGGCAGTTAGCTATGACATGGGGCAGTTCGAACGGACGGTCATGTTCATCGACCCGGCTGGCGGCGGCAAGAACGGAGACGAGACCGGCTACGCGGTTATCAAGCTTCTGGGCACTACAGTGTACCTCTGGGAAGCGGGCGGCGTTAAGGGCGGCTATGGCATCCCTGAGCTTGAAATGCTTGTCCAGATCGCCAAGAGGAGCAACTGCAAAGAGGTGTTCATCGAGTCGAACTACGGTAACGGGGCGCACATCGCGGCCATCAAGCCGTACTTCGAACGCGACTGGCCTGCAACGATTGAGGGCGTCCACAGCGTCGGCCAGAAGGAATTGCGGATCATCGATAACCTAGAGCCAGTGATGTCCACACACCGCTTCGTGGTGCGTCAGGAGGTCATACAGGCTGACTGGGATTCGATTCAGGCATACCCGGCTGACCAGCGCATGGCGTACAGCCTGTTCCACCAGATGGCGAACGTCACACGCGAGAAGGACTGTCTGCGTCACGATGACCGTCTGGAGGCCGTGAGCGCCGCTGTCGCTGTCGTTGTCGAGAACTTGGACTACGACCAGCTCAAGCAGGTTGTGCAGCGTCAGGTGAAGCAGCAGCAGCGCTTCTTCGACATCATCCGCGACCCGAAAGCGATGGTCGAGTACATGACCAACATGTCGCTCGGCATCACCGCAGACGCCGCGATGGACGTTTCCAGAGGCTTCCAGAAGCTGGGCAACCGGTTCAGCGGGGCAGTGGGCGCGGCCACCACAGCGGCTTCCAAGGCCCTTGGGCGGAGGACGTGGGGCGGTTGATCAATAATTGAGCAGGTTGTCTCACAGTGTGAGACTTCCTGTTTACTTTGTGCTCAAAACCCGAAAACCTCAATGAAATCAAGGGGTTGGATTTAAGTTGCATTATAGAGGAGACCCCAGTAGCAACCGGTATCTCCAGTAGTATCAGTAGCACTCAGTAGCCCTAGTGGCTCCAGTAGGCTCAGTTCCCTTCTCCCTCTTCTTCTTCTAAGAGAGGGATATCCCTAATAGCTCAAAGAGAGGTATGTATCATGGCAACTCCGATTACTGGCGATTTGGCATCCCAAGTTAAAGCTTCCCCGCAACAAGGCGTCACCCTGCACAACATGCCGGTTTACCCGATGTCCGTCCTGCGCGACATCAACTCCAAGCTGAACCAGAAGGCCGAATCCGGCAAGAAGTACGGTGCCCTCGTGACCGCTTCTGGTAACGCCAAGCCGGTCCTGTATCAAGCTGGTGGTTCGAACCCTGAATCTCCGTGGCTGGCAGTGACCAACGATGGCGCTGACATCATCCCAGCAGTACCGGGTGCCTGATGGCGCTGGTCACGGGTGAGTACCCCGTAGACAGTTATGTCCCGAATCTCACCGTGCCCTTTTCACCACCAACAGCGCAGGCTCCGCTCACGTTAGCGGACTTGCGTGACCCGTTGCACCCGATCAACCTGACCAGCGCTTCCGGGAAAACCCGTGGCGCTGCTGTCATGCTGAACGACAACACGGTCTGGCTAGCTACCGGCGGCGGCTCATCTGATCCTTGGATGTCCTTCGGCGCAGCAGGTGGGTACGATGACACAGAGCTACGTGAACTGATCGACGATGCTAACGCTGACATCGACACCATGATCACGGCTCTATCTGCAACGAACACAACCCTCGGGCAACACGCGGCACTCCTGCAAAGTCAGGGCGTCGAGCAAACCCGATTGGCTACAGAGACCATGCTGAACAAGCCTCTGCCTCTGATGCCATTGATCGTCCCTTGGGGCGACTCCCGTTCTATCCAGAACTGGAACGAACAGACCACTCCGGTGGCTCCATTGTCTTGCGGCCCAGCGTGGTTGATCGAGATGCTGAGCCAGCGTGTACGGTTGGACTCTGACTACATGCAGGGCAAATCAGGCGATGACATCGAGCAACTGCTCGCACGCATCGTCGCTGACACACCCGGCACCTATGCCAAGTTCAAGCCGTCCGAAGTACCGCCTAGTCTCGCCCTGTTGCTCATTGGCACCAACGGCGTGAAGAAAGGCACCGCCCTCGACGTACTGTTGACCCAGCTTAATGCTGTCCTCGACTACCTCGTTGCAAAGGGTCACAAGGTTCTGCTTCTGGCAGAGTGGCCTCGTGGCGCTGCGGGCAACACTGACAACCCGCTGACTGCTGATCAAGAGAAGGTGATGATTGCTTACCACAACGCCATCCTCAAGATTCGCCGTCGCAACGTGTGGATCGTAGATGTCTGGCCTCGTGTCGCGCTTCCGGGTAGCTTGAATGCGTACCCTCGCCCGAACATGGTCAAAGACGATACGCTGCACAACGCAATGGGCGTCTCCATGATCACCGCACAGGAAGCTGTTCGCGTCATGGTTGAAGAGATGAAGCTGCCCCGTGGCAAGTTCACTGTGTCCAGCAATACCGATCAGTACAACGCAACCCTGAACCCGTATGGTCCGATGAATACGAACCCTATGCTTCAGCAGACCGTTGCTGGTTTGTCCGCTGGTACTCTGGGCGCTAACGGTCGTGGTGTCGCTCCGGCTGGCTACGCACTCAACGCATCTGCTGGCTTGATTGCCACTGGCAGCTTTGTGCCTGACGTGCTGCAACCAGACGGCTCCTATCGTGACGTGTTCCGTGTTGTCGTTACTGGCAACCCAACGACCACCAACGGGTACTGGAGCCTGCGCCAGTCTGGTCTAGCTTCGAAGGCTGCACTTGATGACCTCATCGAGATGCACTACGAGGTGAACATCAGCAACCAGAAGAACTTCTCGTGCCCCGGTATGTTTATCGACACTGGTGTTACCGCAACAAGGGCACATGGTGGTCTGTCGCTTACCGGCGATAAGATGATGCCCGTGCAGGCGATCAGGAACTACTATGGTGTTCCCCGGTCTGCCAACGCAAAGCTGAACCCGCTCCCGGCAAACCTGTCGATGGAACTCCGTGGCTACTTCACGGCAGCAGGTACAGCCGAGGTCCCAGTCGATAGCACCGTGACTGCTGACCTCATGAGTGTCTGTGTACGCAAGCGCACCGCGCCCACGTATACCTAAGCACTCGAAGTATTGAGAGCGCTTCCTGCGCGGAGCGCTCGCCTTTCAATCCCAACTAGAGGAGCCACCGAGAAATGTCTATCCTACAACAAGTGGCGGACGACGCCGGTACAATCGGCAATAGTTCGGCTTCTGCTGCTGTTGTCGGAGTGACAATGTTTGGCCTTGGTTTGCCTGATGTAGTAGCCGTCATATCTGGCGTGTACTTCCTCATCAGCGCCGTGTTCCTTGTCATGAAAATAGTAGCATGGAGGAGTGACCGACGTGCCGATAAGAAATAGATTGTTGGCCCTTGGTGCAACGGCAGCCCTAGCTCTTGTAGGTACGCACGTTGCCGAGCGAGAGGGCCTTGCTCTTGAACCCTACAAGGATGGTGGGGGCGTGAAGACTTGGTGCTATGGTCAGACTCAGGGTAAACCTAAGCTGGTCTATACAGTGACCGAGTGCGACAAAGACCTGCTCAAGATGACGAAAGAATATCTCGATGCAGTGACACCGTATCTACGGAAGGATACACCACCAACGGTAGTTGCAGCGTTCACCAGTACCGCCATTAACTTGGGCAAGTCTGGGTGGCGCGGCAGCCAGTTCCCCGACAGGTATATCGAGGCTCCCTACATGCCAGCTCTCAGAGCAGGTAAGTGGCTTGAGGCTTGCAACCTGATCGCGGCACCGTGGAAGGGGAAGTACGGGGTTGCTCCCGGCTACAAGGCTACCATTGGTGGCTACCCTAGTAAGGGACTTGGCAACCGCCGAGCCTCTGATGCTGAACTATGCAGGAGTGGCTTATGACTTCGTGGAAGAACATACTGCTAGTGCTGGCTCTTTGTGGGCTAGCCTTCTGGCAATACGAACGAGCTTCCGATTATCGCGATGCATTAGGTAAGTCTGACCAAGAGTTGCTGGCTGCTAAGGCCCAACTGCAAGGTATCAAGACGAACGTGCAGGTAGTGGTGACGAAAGCTAACAAGGCTGATAAGGCCGTGAAGGAGGTGCTGGATGATACGCCTGAGTTCAGGGATACTGTTGTTCCTCTCCCTGTTGCTGACAGGCTGTGCGACACCCTCAAGTGTAAGCCTCCCCGTGGAGTGCCTGCACCCTGA